ACCAGTCTGTAAGGTAGTTGCAGTCGTAGCGTTTCCACTAAGAGAGCCGGATAGTGAGCCGCTAAAGGTCGTGCTTGTAATGGAACTAAATCCCGTCATAGTTGCAGGCAAGTACATATTTACATTGCCCGACCCATTAACTGAATAGGAGTTATAATGCGCTCCGCTTGGGTCATTTATATAGAATGTCCGCGATGTTCCCCAATATGAGGTTACATAATTCGTACTACCATTTATACTTGTTCCATTGATAGTACGTGCTGTCCCCCAATAGGAGGTTGTAATGTTTGCAGAGCCATTAAATGTAGTACCATTAATCGTCCGACCAGTCTGTAAGGTAGTTGCAGTCGTAGCGTTTCCACTAAGAGAGCCGGATAGTCCTCCATTGAATGTAGCTTTACCAGCAAAAGTACTTGTAGAACTTATGTCGAGATTATAACTATAAACACACTTCCATCTTAAATCAGTAGTTCCCGAAGTTATTGAATTACTAAGATGGGGCTTTATATTTTGATAATATGTATTTTCTATCGGATACGCTTCTGTAATCCCTCCTTGTGTCAGTGTTGTACTAAGACTACTGTTAATTTCAGAGTTATTAATAACTTCTGCATTATTTCCATTTGCCTTAGTCTTATATTTTATACGGTATGGCAAAGTGATAGTAGATAATCCTCCTGCAATAGTTGAACGAATAACCCCTCTAAAATAATAACTATCTATTCTATTATCCCGATATGGGATTTCAATACAATAATACCAAATGTCATTATACTTACATTTTTTTAATACATATTGATTAGATAAAAAAGAGCTTATTGATTTTATATTCCAAAAAGTAGTATTATAAATAGTCGAAATCTTCACATCAACCCAAAAGCATTGATTATGTCCATTTGTATATCCAGATATAGTACCATCTATAGTATTAAGACCGCCTAAATTAGTTGTAGCAGGAATAGGTAACAACAGCAATACTTCATAGCTATAACTTCCTTTACTACTCCAATATCTATGTTGAAAATGTTCTTCTCCACTTAGAAGCGAAAACTCTCTATTTAATCCAATTATATTTTTATTTACTACTAATTCGGTTGATATAGTAGATGTATTGTTGTTCCATTTTTGCCACGGATTTGAATAAAGTCCAGCATAAGCATAAGAAACAGATTGCCCATTACCATAAAAACCAAATTTTACTGGAGTAGAAGAATTATTTATATTAGCACCATATCCTCTTTCCCATCCCCCAGTCATAGAATCACTAATATTTATAGAAAAACCTCCCCATTGAGAATATATTCTCGCAGTTATTTGCCCAGTACCTACAACTAAGTCTCCCGTCATAGTATCACCAGCCTTTTTGACGTAGGTAGAATTTAGGATGCTACTGTAGTTCTCTGAATCAATGAGTTGCTTCCACGGCCCATATCCCGTTTGTGGAAAACCTTTATTACGATAAAAAATATTTCCATTTGCCCATCCTCCAAAAAATAGCTGTGGTTGCCAATGATTTGAACGAGTACTACATATTTCCATGATATTACCATAAGTCTCAGGCATCGTACTCCCTAAGTCATAAATATCAAAGAAGTTGACCCTACTACTTCCTGCTCTATTCGTATTATTTATATTATCTGCACTCGTATTTGCGACTTTGACACTTCCAGAAGCATAATTAGTGCTATTATTTGAATGTAGGATAGTCCAAGAATTATAAGTCAAGAAGTTATTTCCTATAATAAAACTATATTTCCCAGCAGCATCATTCCAAACTTCTGTGCTTCCCAATGGATTTAAGAAAATACGTTGTACATTATTTTGATACCCGATTTCGGCAATTTTTGTATCTGATGCGACATTATTCCAAATGATACCTCTTCTGTAATTAGGAGTATCTATTTGCATTCTAATAGAAAATTCAGCCGCATTTTTCAACTGTAATCTACCAGTCATTTCATCGCCTGCCTTCTTCACATAAAGAGCGTCTGTATATTCTTTATAATTTCCTCCGTGGAGTATTCTGTACCAAGTTCTGAAAGAACTTGCACCAACACCTCTAAAGTAAAAATCATCAGAATTATAGGCTGCTCTTAATTGGAATAACCTATTTGCCGCAGAACCAATGTTTAATACAGTATCATTAGCACCAGTAGTTCCATATGCAGTACCATTTGCCTCCCATACAGATGTCTTAGATGCTGTAAATGTAGATACAGTATCTATCGCAGTAGAGGTTATTTGAGCATATCTCTCTAAATGGTTAGCGGTAGTAGCAATATTGCCTTTAGTTAATGTCAGTACTCGCGTACTATTGTCATAAGTAGCGTTGGTAAGGACATTTCCCGTTCCAGTAATAGTAGTGGAAGGGTAGTTTGGGAGCGTAATATACTTGCTTGTGTCTGGCACATAAGTTTGGCTGTTAACTTTGATACCAGCAATGCCAGTACCTCCACCACCATTCTTTTCAAGCTCGGAAATTCTACTTGCCAACTTGTTGATAGTGTATGCGTTGAAGGTGTCTGATAATGTTGAATCAGCGAATGTGCCACCTAAACTTGAATATCCATAAACGGTTTGGATAAGCCCACCGCCTCCTCCACCTCCACTACCAGAACTGATACCTTTTGCAGATACAGCACCGCTTGCGTAGAAGTTAACTGCCGAGCCATCTTCTTTGTAGACTTTAATAGCATTATTGGCACTATCTACTCCAATGCGATACCCGGTTGTTCCTATTTCGATGTAGTTGGAAACTGTCAATTTCTGCATCGGATATTGTGGTATCATGTAGCTAATAGTATTCGGAGTTCCAGAACGATATACAATCTGGAATAGAGAAACATAGTCGCCAAGCTGATTTTCTTTGATGATGAATGATTGTGGGTCAGCATGGAAAACACCATCAGTCCCCCACCATACAGCACCGCTTGCAAGGTAGCCAGAGCCATCCATACGAATGATAGCCTTTGCTACATCTGATGGCATGTTTGCTTCTGTATAATCTGCTCTATCCTTCATAGAACCTCCATACCAAGAAGCAATACCTCCACCGACCTTAGTAGCATCATAGACACCATTCATACCGGACATTACTTTAAATCCAGCTACCGGGTCAGTATATCCCAGCATGTTTAACGCATTCTGAATAACACCACCTTCGATTGTGGTACTCTCTTTCCACGCTTTCTTTAGATATTCATAACCAGCCAAGTCTTTTTTAACGGTATCTACTGCCGCCTTAGCTGCGTCACTGATGGCATTCAAAGCTGCCGTTCTTTGATTGTAGTATGCAGATTGCTTTGAAGCGAAGTCAGAAGGTATAGTTATATTTTCGGGAGTAGAAGCAGATAATGTAACCAACACTGCACGATAATTGCTATGAGCATTTAGATAACCCGTAGGGCTACCCAATGAATACAAAGTATATCCTGCTGTAATATTAGTCTTGTCAGCGTCTATACGAACTATTTCGTCTTTAATAGCTTGCTTTTCAGTAGGAGATATAACTCCATCTTCTGCCCACTTATCCAATCTTTGCTTAGCTGCTTCCGCTTCTGCTTTAGCTGATTCGGCTAAGGCTTTAGCGTCATCTGCAAAAGTTTTCAATTTATCTTGAATGGCTTTGTTCGCTGTTTCTACGGCTGTATTGAAAGAAGCATAAGCTGTGTTGAAAGCAGAATATTTCGCATTCACATCTGTTTTCTCAGCTTCTGTTGCCTTACCGTCTGCTATAGCTGTGTTAATTGAATTAAGTAGATTTGTTATGGCAGCATTTAAAGACGTGTAACTTGAATTTAATCCAGTCTTCGCTTCACCAGCTAAATAGGCGTTAGCATATAGCTTGTCGAATGTTGCCTTTACTTCACTTTTGGTATTATTTACAATATTAATATATCTCTCTATCGACTGTGCCTCAGAAATATCAACAATACCGTCCTTAAAAGCTCCATCTACATATTGATTCAAATCTTCGACTGCTCCTGCTACGTTATCTGCTGCCGCTTTAGCCGCATCTGCCGTTTTTTTTGCCTCTTCCGCAGCTTTTTGGGCGTTTTCTGCGGAAGTGTTTATTTTGTCTTGGATAAAGTTGTTGGCTGCATTCAAATAAGCTATAAAATCTCCGTATTTGGTATTGAAGGTGTCGTACCTACCATCTACCAAAGCGACTTCCGTTGAGGTAGCTACTCCGTCAGCTATAGCATTATCAATAGCTGTAATAAGTTCCGTGGTTGCCGTATTAAATCCGTCATAAGCAGTTTTTAGTTCTACCTTAGCAGTACCGGACAATAAAGGATTAGCATAAACCTTAGAATAAGATTCCGCTACGCTCTTCTGTATTGATTTGATTGAGTTCAAATATTTCTCAATCGCAGCAGCTTCTTGTCTGTCAACAATACCATCTTTAAAGGCTTCGTCTGTGAAGTCTTTCATATTGGTTACAGTCTGCTTTGCGTCATTGGCTTCTTTCTTAGCTTCTTCTGCTGCCTTTTGCGCTTTAGCTGCTTCAAGATAAGCCTTTGAAGTGTCATTGTCTGCAATCTGCGTCCATCCCCATGTATCTCCCGTCTTTACCCATCTCCATGATTTTCCTGCATCGGGAGTAGTTTCATCATCGACATATTCTTGGATATTGGTAAATACATCACCTTCATGCCGTTTTTTCAAAGCTTCTGTATTCCAATCAACTGCTGGCTGGTTTGTAAGAGTTGGTGTGTATTCTCCATACCAAGTTTCCTTTACTCCATCTATCTGGTCTTGGAAGCTGTTAAATGTTTCCTCAACGTCTTTGCCAGATTTGGTTACAAGTTTACCTTTTATCTCAACACCAGTTACCGTATCAAACTTCATATAGCTGCTCTTATCTCTTGCTCCAATATAAGAGTTGCCATAGACGTTCATATAAGCGAGATTTGTAGTCTTGTCAACACCGTAGGACACGTACTCTTTGTTGAGGTATGAATAGCTGTTTATGCCAGCATATAAAGTCATACTTGGCGAGAAAGTGTCAACTGCACTAAAGATAATTGCATTCTGTCTTGTCTTGTCCTCTACATGAGTAACACCATTTGCATCAACAAAGGTCTTATTACCTAATTGGCAAATGGTATCTCCTACTCGTGGTGCATCACTGGCTGCATCTGCATCAGTTTTTGAGATGTCAATGTAATTAGTTCCTACGTTTACGACTAAACGCCAAAAGTAATGATTTGACACATTCTCATAAACTCCCTCCTTAATATTGAAGTCTTGTGCTAAAGCCATATCCCCAGCGCGGAAACGATTATCTAACGCTTCTGTGCCATCATCTTGATAGAAGTAACATCTCCAATAGTCCCAAACATTCTCGCCAGTCTTGTTACCTTCTTCGTCAAGTATATCATTTCTATCTTCTATCTTGATACATTCGATTGCACCACCGGGAGTAATCATTTGGCGACCTCCGATAACTCCGGTCTTGATAATCTCCAAAGCATAGAACATGGCTTTCATTCTTACTGTCAGATAATCAAGCTCTGCATGTGATTTTCCGTCTGTATCTGCATAGAATATACCGCCCGTACTTCCGGTCACATAGCTACCGACTTTCAATCCACGCAAGAAAGTTATCATTCCTTGTGCGGTATCATCTTTAACTCTGCTGAGTTTTTTGTTCAGTTCGCCTACAATGTCAAGTCCATAAATAGCTTGTAACTGTGCTACTTGGCTTCCTAACTTACTAAGACCGTCAGCTATCTGTCCTATCTGATTTAGTACAATAGACACTTCGTCCGTTAAGGTAATATTATAAGTAGGAAGGGGATTTGTACCATATTGGATTGACATTTCCTTCACAGATAATTCCATAGCGTCCTCATTGTCTTTATACAAGAATCTGACAATAGTATTAGGCTTAATCTGCGCAAGAATTGCTTGGTTTGTTTCCAAGAAGTGTTCGTCGAAGCTCAAAGGATAGTCATACAAGGGCATATTATTTTCAAGCATATATCTTTTCATGGCGACGTCCAAACGTTCTTGTGCCTTGTCTATATATGCTTGTGGCATTTCAATGTGCAATATGACAAACTTGTCGCCAGTTTTAACTTGCTGGAACTTGCTTGGCATTATCGTACCAAATGTATCTAAGTCCTTTGTCAGTTTAATAGTAATAGCTTGGTCTGTACTGTCTGGATATTTAGCATAGTCCCTCTGTTCTCCATTTGGTTTGAATACAATGTTTCCAGCTTCATCAGTTACATAGAAGTTCTTTTTTACATCTTCCCAATCTACTGCTACCTCGTAGTTAGCTCCTAATGTGTCACCGGACTTCATGGAGAAGGTCATTCCACTTGTAACTGCTGCTTGTGCATATAAGTCAAAGCCAAGAGGATAAAGCGTCACATCAAAATACGACTGTCTAACCTCTCCCGTTTCGGGGTCAATATAATCATCCCAGCCACCTTCCGGTACTATTACTTCTTTGAACAAGTCAATAGCTTGTCCCTTGTATGTCATACCTTTAATAGTAGGTTGTATGCTGGAAAATTCTTGGATATGGAATACTGGTGCAAGAGGATTGATAGGAGTAGGATAGCTGCTATCTGCGTCATAGTAGTCAATGAGAGGTTCTTTAGAACCAAACAAGACTTTATTTCTAACTGCCTCTACATATACTGATGGCATTAACGTGTCACGAGTATATGGGTGCTCAATGCGATTTCCGTCTGCATCTGTAATTATAGGATAGCCATACGGAATATTAATGTTGCTACCATATCCAGCAATACGAGTAATGACCTTATTATTCTTTGGTGTGCAATCGTTGTTTTTCAGTCCTACACCTTGTCCGAATTTGAATATGTATGGCTTGTTTTCATCGTCGAGTATTTCCTTAGATGGCTTGCCAAACCAAATAGTATATCCATCAACTACAAATGGGACTTTCCATGTTTCGTATGCAGTCTTGCAAACGTCTGAAATAAATTGATTGCTGAATGATAACACATCACTCATTGTCCCATCATCTACAAATGTTGGCTGTAACTTGCAAGTCCATTTAGTTCCGACAAGACATGAGTTGATTTTTTGAACGAACATGCTTAATGTACCAATCCACGAGAAAGTTCGTTTTTCGCTGCGATAACTTTCCTCACTGCTACTAATAGCAATGTCAGTAAAGGGAATGTTGTACAATTCAATCATTTCGTGGTAGAAAGTACAACTATACTTAGTCATTCCTTTAGCCTCACTATTTTCCGAAGTCATTCCTTTTCTAACAACTACGGGAGGATTTTTAAGTATGTACTTTATTCCTTTATACTCTACATATTCTTGCAGAGTAAACGAAAGTGAATTGTCTTTATAATAAAACTCTCCCTCTATCTTGTCATTTAACGACATAACAATAGTTGAGAAAGTGTGTTTTCTCAGACTGATGTCGTGGAAGGGAGTACCATCTTCATTGTATATATTCAGTATAGGGTTTACTTCGTTCGCCATCTTACATAATATTTAATTCCGATTATTCCTATGATTGCTGCATTAATTAGTAAAAGCCACCAGCACCATGATGGAACATGCTTCTTAATGACTTCTTTCTCCTTAATGACTTCTTTCTCTTGATATATAGTATCATTCTGTATGACTGTTCTGTCTATGTACTTGATTTTTTCAATATACTTAGTATTAAAAACAGTATCGCCTTTTTGAATAACAGAAAAATAGATACTATCTCTTGTGTGTACTGTTAAAGTGTCATGCCGTTCTTTGATAATCTCTTTTATTTCTGTATTTTTCTCCAAGTCTTTTGCAGTTCGGCATGAAAACAAAAGAGGCAAAAGGATTATTAGGAGAAGAACCTTTTTCATCCTTTGAAATAGGTTACTTTGCCATTACTTCCATCAGTACGTACATCTAAGTGTACCCAAGTGACATCTTGTTCCAAGCGTACCGGATAAGGAAGAAGTATCTGATTTGCCTTAATCCAATTACGAACTTCCAAGGCGGTCATTCCCTTCACATCAAAGTCCAGTGCAGTTCCTTGCAGATGTGCAGATACATATACCTTCTCCAATCGGGTCTTTTCAGCTACTAATTGGCATACATTACAACGAAGTCCTCTTTGCGTTAGACCTCCTCCCGAATGCCAAGTATTGACAGTTATAGGCTTACCAAGCTTTTCTCGTATGACGCATATTGTTTCAAGCAATCGTGGGTCAAAAAACGTCCAAGCCATTTCTCCAAACTTGTTATATACATGCTTGCATACAAGCTCTTTGATATTAAAATAGTTCTTTATATTCATTTTCAGTCCTCCTTCTTTTCATTCTTTTCACAGCCTCTACATTCTTCACATTCATGTGCCATATCAAACTTTGCTTGCTTTAACAGCACCGGACATTCTTCGCTTGGTACTTTGCAAATGTATGCTTGCCGTATAGAGATAACTTTTTCTTCATACTTTTTTTTCAGTTCTGAAAGGTCGTTTTCAATACGGGTTACTTCCTTGTTCACATACGTCTGTATGTTACTGTAGCTTTTCTCCATTATTGATATTGACTTTTCAAGGTTCGTAATCTCAACTGTCCGAGCCTCTGCCATCGCTTTCTTGCGAGAAGGTTTCATATTTACAAGTGAAACTATTCCACCTAAGAAACCTCCTCCTCCAAGTATTGATACTAAAATCTGCGTCCAATCCATGATATTGTTATTTTAAACGTTGCTACTGTAAGTAGTTTTATTAGGAGTTTCGATAATCTCTGTATTGTTGTTCTTGCTTATCCGTTCAGCTTTTTCAGCTTGCTTGATAGCATCTTCTTGCATTTGCTTCTTTTCTCTTTCCACTCGGTCAAGTTCATCCGGTGCAGAGGACGGAGATTCTTCAATCAAGGTCTGTCGGGAAATCCATTTAGATTCCATAGCTAAGTTGGTAATCTTAGTATTGTTGGTTTCCATGCTCCAAATATTCAGCTTGGCTTTAATCTTCAAATCTGTATAAGCATTAGTCTGGTCTTCTTCCAATCCTAACATCTCTTGGAAAAGATAGGTTATTTCATTGATAGAATCAGACCAATCGGCAACACTTTGAGTAGCCAGTGCAATATCATTACGCATAGACAATGCAATACCGTTGCCACCGCTTCCAGTATTAGTGATATCTTTTGGAGTGATAAAGCTGACAGATGAAGCGATTGAAACTTGTTCCAGCAAATATTCTAAATAGGCAATCATACTTTCTGGCTCTGGGAACTCCAAAGTCTTTGCTTCTGTCTTGTAGCTTGAACCTTCGTCTGCCGGGAGATTGATAACTAATGTGCCGTTATCTCGTTTGAAACTGTCTTCATTCATTTCCCCTTTTAAGACTAATCCCCAAGTACCAAACCGCTTTAATGTCACAGCATGTATATTTGTAAGCAATTCAATTATCTCAATTATACTTTGAGAATATTCCCAAGCTACTTTGCCTCTATGGTAGACAAGAGGATTACGACTAAATCCATGAAGAATCCTTTCAGTAACCCATCCATTATTGGTAGGTTCTCCTTCTTTGCTTCGTATTGAACGATAAAGGTACTTATCATCGAATGTATCAATGACTTCTGTCAAATCATCTATCTTATAAAATAAGGAGCGTGAAATTTCTTCCCCATATTCATTATAGTTGGGTATGACAGAATATCCATCATCATAGGAGTAGACTTTAACTGTTCCCTTTTTCTTTATAGGGTCAAATTTGAATAGTACGCCAGCATCGCCAACTTTCTTTTGCTTGGATATTAGTTCGTACTTGATTTGCTCCATATTTCTCATATTCCATTCCAGCTTGAAATTCTGAAACTTCTTGCTGATGGTATCGTTCTTCTCTATATTACAGAGATTAAAAGAAATAGGATTAGCAGTAAGATGAAGAACATGTGCCGCATGAATATTCTTTTGCAAAGAAACTGTCAGCACAAGTTCATCTATGACTATATCAGTATCTCCAACTCTGACTGCAATCTTAGGAATTGAATTATTATACTTTATATTGTGTAGAGAAGGGTCGTACTCTCTCAGATAGAGGTCTTGTGAAACCTCTTGCAATGTCAAATCGCTCAACTGGGCAGTTGATTTTTGGTTAAGTGTAACATCACCAATATAAGTTTTGCACGACTGAAATTTTCCACCTCTTGTAAAAGGCTTCTTCAACAACAGCCGCGTTGGTTCTGACAAATACCAATCAATGTTTTTTCTCGTTATCATTTTATATGCTGCTTAAAATTTTCAATATCTTATCTGAATTAGTAATCTTTCCTCTTTCCCTTGTTGGTTGTGCAGTACCATTTACTTGGTTCATTATATCTTCAAGAGATAATTTCCTTCTCAATTCTCCACCAGTAGCACCAGCCAATTCCCTATAACAGTCATAACACAATCCCCCACAAAGCATAATGATATTGTCTGTAAGGTCGGGAGAAAAGCCTTTTATCAGAGCATGTTGCTCCTTCTTTCCTTCAAACTGTATTCGTCCCGAAGGCAAACGTTTAAATTTGAATATTCTGCTCTCAAACTGCATTTGTTTTAAGACAGTAGTAGAACCTTCACGCTTTAGCTTCTGATGTGTATATCTCATTTTAGCAAGCTGTCTGTCATAGGTTATCAATCCAGCCTTTATCATTTGGGTAGCAAGGTGTGCAGCTTCATCCTTAAATCTTTCATACAACTTCTTTCCTTTAGCAGTTGCGGCAATCGCTCCGGAGAATGCGACACCTCCACCGTTTGCTGATACAAGATTGAAAATCTCTTTTAAGAAACCGTTACCTTGCACATCAATGATTAGCTCTTTATCAGTCAATCCATGCTTAACCATAAACTGCTTAATCATCTTTACAGCTTCAAGATTAGAGTTTTTCATGCAATATTGTATATCGTCACAATGGAAACCTACCCAATGCTTCATTACAAAGTTATCCTCCCCAGTAGTTGCCATATCCACGGTAATACGCTCCTTCTTGCATTTACATGGAGAAACATGAGTAAACATATTGAGAATATCATCCTCTGTCACTTCGGAAAGATTATCTTCTTCTTCTTCTTTTTCGTCTTGTATAGAGAAATTCCAATTAGGTTCATACATTGAATCTGCAAGCACAGATGTTGCAGCCATAGCGCGATAACCTTTGTTTGCTTTAAGCATAGCTTGGTTATCCCTCACATCAAAAGTAAAGAATACCATGCTCATAATAAAGTCCTCATAAGACATATCCGGGTCAATCTGCAAAAGGTTATCTATAATGTCTTTGCATTTAGAATAAACCTCTTCCTTAGTATTTCCCCAATAGACTTCATCCAAGTTACCCTTTACAATGTGGAAGAACCGAACAACTCCATTCATTTCTTTAATGGGTTTTCCATCATCTCCAATCCAGCCCCCACCATTCTTGCCACAACCGCATAGCTTACGTATGAAGCATTCACGTTCCGGATTTTGGGCAAGATATATTTGGGCTTTACCCTTAGTGTTCGCACGCAGACGGGTTTGACAAGAAGAAATAGTCCTCCATTCAAATTTATTGCATTCCTCAAATATGGCTTTCTTGAACTGCAATCCTTTGAATATCTTATCTATTACGGTAGGACTTTCATTATTCAATTGTTGGAATTTAATTTCTGAACCATTGAAAAACTTAATACCCATATCATCTTGAACCTTAATGACTTCTCCAATAGGTTCTCTTGGCTGTATTCTGAAACGTCTGTCAATAAGCGGATATATTTCCTTAAGACCGTCTACCACCTTGCCAGCATCAAAAAAGTCGCCAACATTACGCATGAACCATACAGATTTTGCTCCTTGGTTATCATATAGATATGAAATTGGAGCATAGCCTAATGTAAATGTATTATGTGTAACGATATAGTCTGATGTAATATACAACTTATCTTTATCGCTAACTGATATACATGCACATTCCATATCACCCACATATTCAATTGACGTTATTCGTATATGGTCTTTGTAATAGGAATAGGCATTGTTCTTTTGGTATTTTTCAATATTCTCATAATATCGGGACAGATGCTTCTTACTGCTGAAAATGATGTCATTTGTCTGTATCGAGATTTTATAGCATACACCAGATAAGTATTTAGTCCTCTTCTCCCTATTGGCTGACGCAACATATCCCAAGCTTCTGCATAACTCTAAAAAGTCATCTTTCAGCTTTTCACTTGTCGTAGAGAAAGTAAATCTGTTCTTAGCTTCTACATTGCCATCAGAATCCATCAATCCCTTTAAAAGCTCTAATCTCTGCTCTTTGGATGAAGAAAGATATTCTTTAGGAATGTACCTGTTTCTTGAATAGTCCAACAAGCCGACACTACGTAGGTATTCGACCGCTTTTGAAGTACTCTCATTGAGATATATCCTATTCGTATAATTGTACGAAGCATGAACTTTGTAGTCAGATTTCAAGAGACCTGCGCATTTTTCAATTATGTCTTCTTCGTCATTGCATATCAGAAGGCTGTTTTTAGCTTTCGCTCCATCTCCAATATAAATTCCGAGGACATAAGGAGGTACGTCAAACTCTTTTTCTACTCCTTTGAAAGACTTCGGAATAGGCAGATAAATATCCTTTCCCAAAGACAGATATTCGTCAATTAACTGTTTGGTAGTCTTTATATAATGAGTTTCCTTACCTTTTCTTGTGTTGATTATCATTTTTTTAGTACGTACATACCACAAATGTTCTAACCCACACAAGACACTTCTTCCATCAGAAGTCTTTAGACGATATGTAGGATTAATCCCTTGTGGGAAATATCCCGTCACATAGGATGTTTCATTATGGAAAGGGGACACAAGTTTATCACCAACTTTAATATCTTTCAGTTTCTTCCATCCATTTGGAGTTAAGATTGGCTCATCCACAGACAGTTGCTTGCCACCACCACCACTACCAGTAAGCACAACATAGTCAGCATTGCTTCGGATAGCTTCATATTGGCAACCCGGCAATGGACTAACAATTTTGTCTTTCTGTATTTTCTCGCTCATAATGGTTCTTTAGGCGCTTATATCCAAGTTTACACTTGAATAACTTGACGTTTCATCGGACCACTACTTCTTAGGGAGCTTGTGCTCCGTTCGTCCATAGTTGGATTCTCACCGTCCAATCCCCGATGCGCCATCGGTTGGGTTAATACTATTTTTTAGGTGTAGCTTGGTTATCGCTACATTGGCATTTGTTTATAAAAAGCTAAGTGATACTTTGTAGATAAATACCGTTCTCTTTTTTTCTACAAATATACGCATTCTATGCTTCACTATGTACCACTTACATTAAATTGAGCCTATGGACGCTAAATAAAAATGCTACTTTTAATGTAAGTATGGTATGAGTAATGAAAAAGCTATTTATTTTTGTTCAAAATAATAAAATCATTGACGAACAATGGCACAAAAAGAAGAAGTTTTATCTAAAGTTAATCAGATTTGCGAAGAACGTAATTTTGATTTGAGTGAAACATTCAGAGATAAGTTCTCTGAGAAATTTGCAGAAGCTTACAAGGATGCTCCGATTGAAGATGCTGGCTTAGTAGCCGCATTGAATATTTCAGTTGAAAGTAGCGGACATGCAAGAAAGAACGCATTCTCAGAAGCGACTAAGGGATTTGAAGCTAAGGAAGCTGAATATAAATCTCAGATTGAAGAATGGAAGAAAAAGGCTGAAAAAGGTAATCAAGAGCCTCCGAAATTTGAGTTGCCTGCCGAGTACAAAGAGAAACTTGATAGGCTGGAAAAATTTGAATTGCAAGAGAAAACGAAGTCTGTTCGCAATCAGATATACGACACAGCCAAGTCTAAGGTGAGGGAAGATTTACATGAATCTTTTCGTAACTATCTTGGTAAGCAGAATATCGCAATTGATGCTGATATTAATGCCGAGGCAGAAAGACTGCTGAAAGATTATCAAGATATATTCAGAAGCTCTATTGGTGATATTACACCATTATCTCCGGACGGAAAGAAAACAACAATGGAAGACTACCTTGCTGCCATAAAACCCGTCAAACTTTAAGATAGTATTAACCCAACCGATGGCGTATCGGGGATTGGACGGTGAGAACCCAACTATGGATGACCGGGGCGCAAGCTCCCTAAGAAGTAGTGGTCCGATGAAACGTCAAATGTCCTACAAGGACATGAACGCTTAACAAAAGAAAATGGCACAATTTAATTTAGAAACCTTCTTTGCTTCCGCTAAACAATTTAGAGGTGGCAAGTTCGTATGGTGGAAGGACGCCAATCACGAGGAACGTTCCAATGTTCTCTATGGCTCTACCATTGCAAACCCTTATACGGGTTTTGGCTATGCTTTTGCGGCTGATTTGTACGAATACAGATTGTGGAAACCGGGTTTCCTTCTGAAAACGTTTAAGGTGGCAAAGGCTATTACTGCTGGCACAGACACTACTCTGTATGTAGATGGTTCTGGCTATTCTCACATTCCCGAAGTAGGCAATGTACTTATGAAAGCTCCCGATACAGTTGAAACTACGGGGCAGTCTGGTAAGGTTACATCTGTTGAGTTCGATGAAGAGAACAAGCAGTTTATTCTTACTGTTGACACTGCAATCGGTGCTCTGACTACTGATGATATTTTGGTTGAAGCTGCTGACAAAAAAGGTGATGTTGCAACTGCTGCTGCTACCGACGCTACTGTGTTGGTTAAAAACCCGAATACCTTCATCGAAGTAGATACACAGTTTGCTCCGACTGATGGTCGCTGGGGAGTTACTAATGTTCAGCACAACATCAACACTGTTTATGGAAAGCGTGCATTTGTTGACCGTATGCAACCGCTTCCGAAGTATGTATTGGCTAAGAACCGCAACTACATCGAAGGTGTATTTGAAATCTAAAGGAAAGGAGTAGAATTATGGCAAACGCATATAAATATCAATTTAATCCCGACGAGTTAGTAAACCAACTCTATCAAAGAGGATTGGTAAACTCTGACGGTACGAGTGTATTTATTCAGACGCTCGTTGACGAGAAAATCGTCATGGATGCAAACCAGTTCTTTTGGCAGGAACACTTCACTGTTGATGGTGGTAAGTACCCTATTGACATGAGCCGCCCGAAGCTTGACCCTGCTTATACTATCTATAATGTTACTCGCCGCCCCGTTCCGATGGCTGATGCAATGACACCGTTGAGTGAAGTTGCTCAGATGGATAACGAAGGCTGGGAACAGAGAACTGGTACTATCCCTCAGTTCGGTAAAGGTTTGTTTGAAACTTCTCTTTCAAAAGAGGAATTGAAAGCACGCTTGAATGAACTTGGTGAAGCTAATGCTACTTTGTTGGAAGGTTATGTACGTGGTGTTGCTGACTTGATTAAGACACACAACTACCGTCTTTCTAACATTGCCGCACAAGCCTTGTCTAAGGGAGGTCAGTACAGCAATGCTGATTCTCGTGGTATGTCCGGTGTCGTACATGAGTTCCCGAAGTATGTACCTGCTGAAAACTTTGTTAAGGCTGGCAAGGAAGTATGGACGAACGCAGAAGCCAACATTCCGGAACAAATGGCAAAGATTGAGAAAGATTTCCGTGACCGTACTGGATTTACTGGTACAATGGAATGGGATTTGCCGTATGACATGGTTATCACTCACTTGCTGAACAACAAATACTTCAAGGAAGAAGTTAACCGTTGGATTCGCTTGTATGCGCCCGATAAGGTTATTGTTGTTACTAATGGTGCTTCCGGCATTGATACTAACATCATTTCTTGGGAGCAGCTTATTCAGTATTCTCGTTCTTCTGTATCTAAGATTTCTCCTATCCGCATTGTGAAAGAGGAACAAGTGGTACAAGACATCAAAACGATTAAGACTGTACAAGGCTGGAAGTCGGGTGTAGCAGTTCTGCGTCCTATTGGCTTTGCTGGTAAGGTTGTTCATTCTGATGTTGCCGATGTTATCTTGTTGCAGCGTGAAGCAAACAAGACGATTGACTATTCAATCGCTTCTGCACAGAATGACTTGATTTATATTATCAATAAGGTAGTTCCTAACGGTATCTACAAGGCATATCATACTGATGCTATCGGTCGTTATATGCCAGTGCTGACCGAGTTTATGGAACACATTGTTGTTGATACTTTGACTGCTGATTCTTAAACTTGGAGGGTTATATATGACTATACTTGAATGGCTTTCTTCATCTTGTCGGTATTCGTTTGAGGAGAATACATTTATGAGAATTGCTCTTGACCGCGGCATCACAGATGTAAACGAGGATGCTATGACGTTGACCCAAGAGCAAAAGGATTTAATGACTGCCGATATAATATTTACCGCAGTGTTGTTAAGCCCTTCAAGTACAGCATCTCAATCTGCCTCTCATAATAACTTCCAGCGTACAGTTGGGTCAGAGACGGACATCTATCAGAGTAATAAAATAAGTTATGCTTTGGGCATATATAAGAGATACAATGACCCTAATTACGAGGTTCTTATCTCTGCTCGTCCAAAGATTAAACTCTTGAAAATTATAGATGTGATATGATTTCATTCAGTGACATAGAAGAATTTCCTTTTTCGGGACGTATATACAGAATCATCGAAAGTTCTATGGGCGACGATGAAGAAGATACCGTCTACGAAGGAGTAATGGACGTGAATCTTTCTGTTGCTGAATCCGGTTCGACCGCTCAAACAAGCGACTACGTTGTTTCTATTCCTTTGATAAAAGGAGAGGACGGGAAGTATATTAATCCAGTACGTAATGAAGACTGGATAGAATGTGATGTTATGGGAGAGCAAATTAAGATGCAAGTTGATAACAGCATACCTTCGATGTTAGGTGCTATAACTATATATGCAAATAGAAAAGGTGGATGGCGATAAAAGTAAAAGTTGATTTGAGTGGTTTGAAAAGGGTTCGGCAAGAACTGTTTGACAGACTTGCTGGCGAGCAAACCCAGCGACTAATAGCCTATGCACCCGAATTGTTGAAGAAAGCATATTCTGAAAGCGGATTTACCGACCAGACTTACAACTTGGCTGATAGTTATATTTGGGCTGTGTTCTATCAAGGCAATTTGAAGGGGAGCGGCTACTTGTATCCGTATCAGATGGCAACTAAAAACTCAAAGTATCATGGCAAGCTGATAGATGGAAGAAAGCTTGCTGACGAGTTCTTGGCAAACTATACTCCTGCCACTTATATAGGATGGGATTTGGTGCTGGCAGCAACAGTGCCTTATGCTCCTATATTGGAAGGAGGAAATACTGGAAATCCAAGACGAAGATTTGAGGTGTTATCAACCATATATGACGATATTAAGGAAGATTTTGCAGGGAAGGCAACTGTTAAAACAATAGGAGGCATTTAGCTTTTTATAAATAATGCCAATGTAGCGAAAACCAAGCTACACCTAAAAATAATATTAACCCAACCGCTGGCGCAGCGGGGATTGGACGGTGAGAACCCAACTATGGACGACCGGGGCGCAAGCTCTCTAAGAAGTAGTGGCTCGATGAAACGTCAAGTGTCCCACAAGGACATGAACGCCCAATAGGGATATGAGTGTAATTGATGCAAGGCGAATGCCGATATACCAATATGTTTATTCTCTCTTCATAGATAAGGTTACAAAGTACATCTATCCGATGGAAATGCCTACCAAGTTGGAGGAGGAGATAAATGCTGGCGGTTTCATGGTTATCCGTCTGGGAGAAATTAAGGATAAGAGCCAGTTCAACTTGAATGCTCTTGCGAGCGTTCGCGTGACAGTTGAGATGTATATTCCTCCCAAGACAAGAGGTCGGCTTGATACCACTTTGCTGGAAAAGTATGAAACAAGCATATCCGATATTGTGAATGCAGAAGTTGAGAAAGCCGGAGAAAAATACGACATATCAACTGATGGTATATTGTCAACTGATGATATATATAATGAGAGCGACAATCTGTTCTTCATGTATATTAAATCATTTATGGTACTAATAAAGTAAAAATTAACCCAACCGATGGCGCATCGGGGATTGGACGGTGAGAACCCAACTATGGACGACCGGAGCACAAGCTCCCTAAGAAGTAGCGGCTCGATGAAACGTCAAGTGTTCCATAAGGACATGAACGCCTCATTTATAATCAATATAAATAATAATTTAAAAATTAGACGAGATGGCTACACAAGATTTGTTGACTTACAAATGTAAGTCTTTAGGCTATGCGGAAGTCGGGGCTGGTGCAGAAGCTTCTTATACTCCTCTTATGGGTGTGTTGGAAGGTTTGTCTATTAGTCAAGAAACCGCAAGTGAAAGTGCTATTAACGGTGAGTTCTATGATACTCCGCTTGATAGCGTGGGTACACTTGGTTCTTACAAGATTGAATTTGACTTGGTTAAGTACAAACCGGAAGAGATTGCCGCTATGGAAGGCGGTAAGTTTACCGCTTCTACTGGCTTGTACACAATGCCTTTTTCATTCACCAACGTTTACAAGAAGTTCAAGTTGGAGTTCTACAATGGTATTGACTACATTGTTATTTACAAAGGTAAGGTCGCTACCAATTGGGATGGTACTGATTTGAAGACTGCCCCGTTGAAATTGCACATTGTTATCACTGCTTTGGTTGACGATGATGGCAAGACAGTTGAGATGAAGATGGCTGAACCTTCTGCTGGAGGCTAAGACCCATTATAAATCAAGAGAAAGGGCAGTGGCTTGTTTGCTGCTGTCCTTTTTTCTTTAATGCACAAATGATAATGGAAGAAAAGGATTTAATTATACCGGACGAGCTAAAGAGGGAAATATCAGAGATTATGACTGACAATCCTACGCTTGTCAAGTTAGGAGATAAGCAGTATAAGGTGCATCGGTTGAGGGCATACTCATACCAGCGTATTTTCCAATTAGCGTTGAAATTACAAAAGGAAGAGGATATTAAGGATGATAAGAGCATGATGTATGCCCTATGTACGGACTTGGACGTAAGCTCCGAGATTGTAGCAATAATTCTTGTTAATCACCTCTTCTCACCAGATGATATAACCGATTATGCGAGTGCGATAGAAGTTATGAGCAGAAATGACAAACTGATAGCTTTTATGAAGGCTCGTATTCTCAACTCCGTATTTGAGCCTGCTCAATGGGCGGCAATCATTATTGAAGCAATAAACAGCATCGACTTATCACCGGTTTTTACGGTGCTCATATCGGGGAAGGCTCTTATGGTTTCGCAGACGAATATGAGGAAGAAGGTAGCGGAACAATTAACATTATGGCGGCAAGCCAAATCGGAGATTTAGGTGATTTCATACGTAGCTTTCCGCAGTTTACGTATGACGATTACCTTTATAGATTGTCTATGGCGCAAGTTCTTTTCTTGACAGTAGACAGTACCCATATTAAATATTTGCGTGGCAAAGACAAGGAAATATGGGAAAAGTTTTGGAAACGACGTAAAAGTGATAGAAGTGAGTTGCAAGCGCCTAAGCGTAGTGTGTTAGATACCATACCAAGAATAAAATAAAAAGTAGCAGCGATGGCAGACAATAAAGATGTAGTTATTAGTGCTTCAATGTCTGATAAGGACTTGTTATCAAGCATAGATGAAACTCTAAAGAAGACGGAAAAGCGTCTGGAAGATTTCACCAACAAGCTGGAAGGCAAGTTGGCGAGTGTGGAGGGCTTTGCCGACCAATTAGGTAAGAATATTGGCAAGGGCTTAGTTGATGGCTTTAACCAACAAATCCGTCCTTTGGAAACGAAGATTTCAGAATTGGAAGCCAAGCTTAAAAGTTTGGGGGCAACTAATATTGCACAAGGTAATACTGCTGCCACGCAAGCTACTACTACGAATGTATCTGTAGACGTTAATTCCATGAACCAAGCCTTGCAAGTTGCCAATAATTTGCGAGAAGTATTCTCTAAGATACAAGGGAACACAACCCGTATTAAGAATAATATGGAGCAATTGGCTACTGTTAAAACTGATGTGCAAGAGGCAAGAATTAATGTTCACGTTGCTCAAAGGGAGAAGCTACTTCAAAGAGAAATATTGCTCCGGCAGCAGACTGCCAACTTAGCAGCAAGAATAGCAAGAGAAGAGGAGAAGAGTAGAATATCACAAGGAGGTCAAAGCTACGAAAAGGCTATGGCTATGGGCAATAAGTCAATTCAAGAAAGGACTGAAAAGCTAAAAGCCTTGCAGATTGTACAACGTAATCTCTCCACGGATGATGCAGAATATGCAATGAAGCTTCGTAATGTCAATAAAGCTATGGAGGACTTGAAAAAGCAAAATGCGGAAGCTTTATCCAGTGGTATTCAACTTCAAAAGGCAAATAACAGTTTAGCTGAATCATTTAAGAACTTAGGTAAAAGAGTTCTGTTCTATACTGGATTAGGAGCGTTAACTGGCTTTGTAAAAAGTCTTATGGACGTTAGAGGTCAGTATGAATTACTTGAACGTTCGATTGGTGCTGTACTTGGTGACTTTGAAAAAGGTTCTCAGATATTTCGGGAACAACAAGAATTAGCATTAAAATCTCCATTTACCGTATTGGATTTGGCTGGTGCTACGAAACAGCTTACTGCCTATAATTTTGAAGCGGAAGAGCTTGTAGACGTTTCAAGACGTATGGCAGATATTAGTGCTGCTCTTGGTGTCCCTATGGAACGTCTGACCTACAACTTAGGACAGATTAGAGCACAGACTGTTCTTACAGCAAGGGATGCTCGTGACTTTGCTAATGCTGGTCTTTCTATAACTACAGAGCTTGCTAAGATGTACACTGAACAAGAAGAAAGAATTGTTTCAGTAGGTGATGTCATGGATAGAATGTCTAATAAGATGGTTTCCTTTACTGATGTAATGAAAGTTTTAAATCGTTATACAGATGAAGGCGGAATGTTCTATGACTTCCAAGCAAAGCAAGCTGAAACTTTAGCAGGACAGTTATCTAACTTAACCGATGCTTATGACTTCATGCTAAATGAGATTGGTAAGGAGAATCAAGGCATGTTAACCGGAAGCATATCTCTTGTAAGAAGTCTGTTTGAGAATTGGCGAAGTGTAGCTAATATATTGACAGTTGTTGCTACTGCTTTGGGTGTATATAAGACAGCTCAAATAGCAGTTGCTACTGTACAACTTGCTGCTAATATGAATTTACGCAAGTATTCAGAATATTTGGTAATAGCAAGAAAGGCATTGAGAGATAAGGCTGCTGCGACAAGGCTTGCAGAAGCTTCAACTCAAAACTTGAATAAAACTCTTCTTGCCGTTGCAAAGAATCCTTATGCGGTAATAATTGCTGGATTAGCTGCTTTGGGAGTTGCTATTTATCAAGCATACACAAATGCCACTAAGTTTAGGAAAGAACTGGAAAGCATTACTGCTGGCGGTCTTATAAATGCACAGCAAATGACTTCTGACTTTGACGCTTTAGTAAAGAAGTTAAATGAATCGGAAAAAGGAAGTAGAAATTTCAGCGATGCTTTGAAGGAGATAAACAATACTTATGGCTCATATCTCCCCAATATGTTGACTGAAATCAACTATGCTTCTGAACTTGCTAAAAATTACAATAAAGTTGTATATGCTATTTATAATAAAGCAAAGTCACAAGCTCTTGAAAAGAGTTATCAAGTAATAACAGAAAAGTACTCTGAACAACAACAAGATGCTATTGCCAATATTATAGAGAAAATGACAGAAGGAGGTATCTCTAAAGTAAATGCACAAGAGATTACCCGAAACTTTGTTGCAAGTTTGGATAAAGGACTTTCCAAAGGTGAAACTTATATGGCAAGATTCTACTCTATCTCTAAGAAGTATCTTGGCGGTTCTACTGCTGAAATGGAAAAGCTTAATCCAGTTGTTCAGTCTTTATTTGGTTCATCCGGAAGCATTGACAAGTTAGGTAAGGCGATTACAGAGCAAAAGAAGGCTATTCAAGAAGTTCGTGAAGCCAGTGATATTATCAGCAATAGACCAACTTATTCCAGTGTAATAGAAGGTCAAGCAATAGATAATATCAATGAGAAATATAAGAAGCTGGAACAAAATCAGAAGAACGAGAAGCTAAGACTTATCGAACTTCAAGCTGCATATAAGAAACTTGGCAATACTTATATGTACGACCAGATAACCGAACAACTTCAAAAGTACAATGTAGAGTTAAAGGATTGGCAGAAGAATGTTAATTCTATTGTTCAGAAAGCTGGAGGTGGTGCTGGTGCAGGCTTTGCCATTAAGCAGGATGAAGATATTTGGAGTTATATTGACCGATTGAAAAAGGAATATAGGTCGCTTACTGCACAACAAGAAGAAATATCTAAAGGTCTTACTGCAAGTCCCGAAGAAAAAGAATATGTTGCCAATCGTTTGAAAGTTGCAAGACAAATTGCCTCTGCATTAAATCTTGACCTTAGCACTCAAAAAGAGATGAATAAGGCAAAGAAGGAGGAAATGGATTTATTGAAGCAACAGATTAAGTTAGTGGATGATATTCAGAAGAAGTTCTTGCAGCTTGTGAAAGACACTGGCAATATAACCTATGCTACCGAAAAAGTGAAGGAAGCTTACCAAGACTTATTCGACAATGCGTTTAAGGGTGTCAGTGTTGATATTAACGACTTGATTACCTTTGATAAAGGTAGTGCTCCAAAGTTCTATAATAAGATAGCTGAAACCCTCAAATCGCCAGAAGCTAAACAGTTGGTTGCCGGGAAGAAGGCACAGAGCGAGATTGAATATTCTATCTCTATAAATTCTGCAAGTGTTGCTTTGGCAAAACGCAAGATTGAGGGAATGTTCCAAGGCTACGAACTGGAATTGGATATTGAAGGTGCTGGGCAGTTCGGTTCACTGTTCGCTGGCTTGTTTGAATATGACCCAGTTTCACTTGAACAGTTGGAGGCTGATGTTAATGCTACATTGAATAGTTTGAGGGAAAAAGTTTCATCCTTCCAAAAGGAACAGCAGAAATTACAAGACTTAATCAATCAGAACCCTAACGACACAAGAGTTGACAGTTGGAAAAGCTCTCTTAATACTTTGGTTCAGAATGAGAGTGACGCTTCAAAAGCTATTGAAGATATTCAGAAAAGGTTAAGCGACACTATCAAGAAAGCTGCATTGGATGATTTTAAGAACTTCCAGTCTATTGCAGATAAGTACGCTGAAATGGAGGATAAGATAGCAGAGGTCGAAAGAAAACGTTTGGAAGACCAAGCTTCTATCTCCAATAGAGTTGCTGATGCAACTTCTGATTTGGCGAAGCTGGAATTGCAGTTGTCTGTGACTGAAAGCCCCGATGTAAGAGCGGAGATAGAAAGTGAGATTGAAGAGATACAAAACTTTATAAACGAGAAAGCCCCAAAGCTCTCTCTTGCTGTTGATACTGGTGCGGAACAAGAAAAGACTAAGATAGCTTTTGAGGAATGGAAGAATACTTCCAATGCTTGGGAGAAGTCGTTTCAAGACTTAAGTATTATAGGTACTATCTCTTTAAATCAAATGATTGACGAGATAACTAAGTTTGCAGAGGCTAATAAAGCTAATATGCCAATAGACCAATACAAAGAACTATTAGCACGGATTAAGGCTTTAAAGACCGAAGTAAATTCTCGTAACCCATTTGCTGCTCTTGCCAACCAAGTTAAAAACTTAAAAGATAAGCTGAAAGAAAGCGAAAATCCTTTTAAAGACTTATTAGCTAATATAGAAGAACTTGGAATGATGGTAAGTTCTGTAGGGAATATATTTGAGCAGATGGGATTTTCGGAAGGTGTCACTGATACTATCTCAACAGTAGGAGAAACTATACAAGGAGTTGCCCAAGCTGCTGATGGAGTTAAAGATATAATGTCGGGCAATTTTATTAGCGGTGGTATAAAGGCTGTTGGTGGTATCTGGAAAGGAGTATCAGCCATATTCAATGCCGGGAACAAGAAAATTACAAGAGAGGTTGAAAAGAGTGAGAGAAGCGTTAAGCAATTAGAGAACGCTTATAAGAATCTTGAACGTGCTGTTGATAAGTCGATGGGTAAAGCTGAAATTTCAGCGCAGAAGGCAGCTATTGCAAATCAGAAGGCACAGCTTGCAGAAGTTCAACGTCAGCTTCAACTTGAAAAGAGCCGGAAGAAGAAAAACCGCGACCAAGACAAAATCATAGAATTAGAGGGTCAAGTTACCGACTTACAGAATGCCATTGATGATGCTACTACCGAAATAGTAAATAATTTGCTCGGTACAGATGTGAAGTCTGCCGCAGAAAGCTTTGCCGATTCTTGGATTTCAGCTTGGAAGGAAGGAACTGATACAATGGCAAATTTAGAGGAGAGCTTCGATGATTTAATAACAAATATGATTGTCAAGTCGCTTGCTTCTACGATTGTCGGAGAACGGTTAAAGAGCATGTTTGCTATGGTTAAGAGATTTACCGAAGAAAACTCTGCTGGCGGTGTAGGTATCACCACCGAAGAAGCCAAACAGATAGCTGACTTGGGTAAAGAGCTAATTCCTTTGATAAACGAGGACTTAAAAAACTTGATGGGACAACTTGGTATTGAGTTTGGTAGTGGAGTAAAAGATGCAGCACTATCCTCGTTACAGAAAGGAATACAAGGCATAACAGAAGAACAAGCTGGTGCATTGGAAGCCTATATGAATATGGTAAGCCAGCAAGTATTCCAGCAAACTACTATCATGCAAGGCATATGGGATATGACTAATGTCAATGCAGGCACAATGTCGCAGATGTTGCTTCAAATGCGTAGTAGCTATCAGATACTTCAAGCCATTCAAGTTTGGACGGTAAATATTTCTACTGCCGCAGGAAATGGTGTAAATGTTAGGATATTACCCGATTAATTAGTATATTTGTAGTGAGGGAGATAGATAGAGGTAGCTCCTCTATTGAAAGTAGTGGCGACTTCTACTTCTCTCTCATTATTATTAACAAGTCGTATAAACAGTCGTAAATATGAAAGAGCTAATTAAAATTTCAGAGAGAGAAGGAAAGCAAGTAGTTTCGGCAAGAGAGTTGTATATTGGACTTGGATTAGATAAATCTAATTGGTCGAGATGGGCAACTCAAAACATAGTTGAAGATGATTTCTTTAAAGAGAATGAGGATTGGGTAGGGTTCGTCACAATGACGAACGGTAATGAAACTAAGGATTATGCTATCACAATAGACTTTGCTAAACATATTGCAATGATGGCAAGAACTCCTTTAAGTTATGATTATAGGAACTACTTTCTTGAATGTGAAAAGAAAGCTATTTCTGGTATCACATTGCCTAACTTCAATAATCCGGCAGAAGCCGCAAGAGCATGGGCTTTGGAGTATGAAGCAAAACAGCAGGCGTTACTTGAAGCTAAGGAGGCACAAGACAATGTTAAACGCTTGGTGCATGATTCTAAAACTTATACTGCTGGCGAGATTGCAAAGGAAGTTGGTTTGAGGTCTGCAATAGAACTTAACAATCGGTTAGCTAAGATGGAAGTTCAGTTCAAGCAAAACGGCACATGGCTGTTGTATGCGAAGTATGCTGACTTAGGTTACACTTCTGTTAAGCAAACTGTTTTGGATAACGGACGTATTATTTATGACAGAAGGTGGACGGGTGCTGGACGAGATTTTATTGTTTCCTTGTTTAAAGAAGAATGATGGAGCATAACTTACTATACTTTTACAAAAACTCTTTGTTACGGGACTTGTGTAGCGAGTACAACAAAGAGTGGAAAGCCTGCAAGGAGGATAGAGAGAAGCTGATGCAGCTTGCCTTGCAGCAACAGAGTATTCCATATATGGCAACTTCAATGTATGAAGGCTGGGGAATGTCCGTTGACTTTTTAAAAAGGGAGTTTGCTGACTATATAAACGGAAAGCACACCTTTAATGATGTTGATGGAGTTGATGGTTATACTTACTCTATGTGGGTAGATAATCACGATTATATAACCTTAAAAGAGGACGTTTCTCACTTCGTCCAATGTGATAGCCGCATATCGGTACAAGAAACTAAATGCCCAACTATATATATATCTAACAAGTCTAATGTTCACTTGGAATTAGACGGATTCAATGCCATACGTATCTATCTGTTTGATGAAAGTGTTTTGATTATTGACTATGTAGACGTACACAGTAATGTTGTAGTCTATATGTATTCTCCCAAATGTGAAGTGAAGGTTTTAGAGAATGATGGTAAAGTAAAAATGTTCACTAAAGATTTAAGACTGTAATGATAGGAGCAAATATATATTTCGTAAAAGCTGGTATCGAAAACTATACTGACTTTACAGTCAAATGGAAAGGTCTTCGTATATTGAAGATGGACGGCTTTCTTGCACAAGGAGAACCCAAGAATATCTATACGGCTTCTTGGATTAACAGCAACAAGGAAGATGTCTATGTCCCGGACAAAGTATGTTATGAAAATCCCGATGTAGAGATTTCGTTTATCATAGATGATTTTCACGATAGTACGATTGATGTCCGTGCGGTTCACAAGAACTTCATTAGTTATATGACAAGTCATCAAGTGACTATCAAATCTGAATATGCTGGTGCAGAAAGTAAGTTTGTATGTTTGGATTCTTACGAACCTACAACTATAATAGTTAATCGTCCTACTGGTCGGAACTATATTATGGGTACTTTGAAGATGCACCGTGTAGACGAGAATACTTATCTTTAACTTTTAAACTTTAGTTTTAAATAATGATTTATGAATTTTATCATAGATTGTCAAATTTATCCTTTTCATATAATGGTACATTTTGGAAATAAAAAAGACTTAATTATGAATTTGAAAAAATACGGTATAAATCTTTCACAAAAAGATATAAAAGGTAAATATAAAAGTCTATTTCTAAATGATAATCAGACTATACTATACATGGATATTATACCTAAAACTATAGATGAATTATCTATTTTGCAACATGAAATTTTCCATTGTGTAATGTTTATATTGGATAAAATTGGAATAAAATTGTCATATAAAACAGATGAAATTTATGCCTATCTTATCCAATATATAACTAAACAAATTTACCTTAAAATATCTCCTACTTCTTTTTCTTAATCGTAGAAGGTGTTTTAATGGTTTCTACTATAACTGCCTTAATAAAAAAGCACCTACTTCGCAGCAGATGCTTAAAAAATGAAAAAATACAAATCACGTAACCAAATCGTGATACACAGAGTTGTTGCAGCAACTCTGTTTTTTTAAAGCGGACGAGCGCATCTCGGAATTAATAAATCACAATTATGGCTAAATACATCATTGAGATTGAAATGCGCTCAATCCACTGCAAATATATGAAAACTTATTGATATAAGCAAGATTTATAATGGGTCTAACATTCTAACTGTTATGGAAGCTCCTTTTTTATCAATATTTACCCCATTTACTCCAAATCTAACCCATATTCCTAATACTGGTTGAATATTATTAGTAGTAGTATAAGAAGGTAAATTATTTAAGAATGCAGATAAAGCAGTTCTTGTTCCTCCCGTATAGCTATCTCTTGCTGTTATTCTGTAAGTTCCAGCACTTGCAACAGATGTTACAGCAGTCCATGTCCCATTTTTCATCATTTCAATAGAGCCGGATTGATTAATATAAACAGTTTCTAATCCTAAATATACATTAGAAGCATTTAATAATTTTCCAGTAGAGTTATAGGAAAAATCAAATATTACAGTCATACCACAAGAATAACTATTCTTAGGTTTAGTCCAAACACTTATTCCACCTTCATTCAATGCAAAATTTCTATTTCCTGCATCGCTATTATAATACATTACATATCCACCCGTAACTTTTACATTATAAACCTCAGAAGCATTTTTTATATTAATAGTAATTTTCTCTCCTTCTGGCATACAAAAGGCTCTTCCTCCTCCTAAAAAACGAAAGTATTTGCCTGCTGGGTCAGTCGTTACATAAGTTAGATTATAGCCTATGAACGGAATAGCATTTAATGTTTTTACATTCTTATCAATAGCTGATTTTATGTACTGTTTTACTCTATCTGACAATGATAGATTAATAATCATTTTAGAAATATCAGCAGAAGAACTTAAAGAGGTAATAGCCTTCTCGTGTGAAGCATATTGAACAATATAACCTCCATTTTCATGTGGGAAATATATTGCTAATCCAAATCTCCAATTACCATTTGAAATTGGCATTCCACTTATTATAGTAAGTTGATTTAATGGAATTTCTATTCCTGAAGTATCTCCAATACCTTCCCAAGAACTATCTCCAAATTTAGCATTAAATGTATAGGTAGGCAAGCTATTTATTTCATCACTATAAATAGTTATATTTTTAAATCCAGAAGCAGGGGCTTTTGCTGAATGATTATATCCAAAATTAGTAGGATAGTCTTCATTTAAAAAGTCAGTTGCCCTATAGTATTCATTAGGTTTTGTATATCCCCATTTCCCAGTAGTAGGTATTGAACTTACCATTTCTTTTACTAAAGCTGAAACTTCATAACAAGACAATCCATAATTTGTAGATTTTCTTTCTGATGAAGTTAACTCGCCAAATTTAGCATATCTAACTGGTTTATACTTTGCAAATTTATTAATAGAATCTGCTTTACATAGTGTTCCTAAATCGGTACTTGAATAACCTATTGCTGCTGGTATATCTACTCCAATATTTAATGGAGCTATTAATCTTCCACTATTAACTGACATAGTTACCTCCTTTCGCAACTACTGCACCAAGCACAACCACACACAAAGAGCGACAATCGAAAGATTCTACATTCAAGTCCCCTTCAATTATCGCTGCTTCACTAACATTAAAATGTTCTTCTAACTGTTCAAGTGAGGTACTAAAAATCCCCCCCCCAGTTATATTGTTGGTAACCAACAAGTTACCTTTAATTAATAAATCTACTTTCTTTTTCATATCTACTATTATTATCTATCATAAACTCTTGTATAGAATGAACCTACCATTGAGCTACTTTCTGCCTTTCCGGGAAGGTTCTAAAAATATAGTTGTTGATGTTTACTAATTGCACCTGTAATTAAGTTCAAACCTTATAATCCTATTTTGATTGTAACCGTTGATTTTTGCTTCTGCATAGAACACGTTTGTGCGAGTGTTATATGACGAATAATTGTTTCCAATCATTCTTGTTTTAAAATACAAAGTCACCGAGCCATTTGCAGGTATGTCTACGGAATAGACCTGCTGTTTGTTAGAATTGTACATCTTCAAATCTTCGTTGTATGTCTCGGTTTCTGGATTTCCGTTAACATCATATCCGTGGAAGGTGAAATCTGTCACATTGACGGTAACTTTCGTACTACGACTGTTTGAACATGTAGTCTTCCAATACTCCGAATAATCTCCGTTATAAGATACGACAAAAGGCGTAGTCATGTAATAATCTTCCGTCTGGTACGCTCCGTTGAGTTCGTTTGACATGTATTGGTCTTTGAACGTGATTCCGCTACCGATTTCTGTGTAATTTACTACCGCCGAATTGGTCTTTCCCGTGTAGTTTGGAACCGAATAGCATTGTATTACGGTAGGAAATGTGGATAACGAAGGATAGTTTTCGGTCGTTAGGAACTGCTCAATCGTAAAACTCGATTTTCCTACGCTTTTGGGATTTAGTACACATGCCAATAACTGGCTATCGCCTATCACATCAGCTACCGTTTTCTTGCTTGTAAGTATTTTGTTGCCGTCAATCCGCAAGCCAAGCCGCATTTTCATCAATAACGGCAAATCTTTAGCATTAAGATTGTATTGCCCGTACCTTTCCCATAGCAACGCACCAATGTACAAATCACCAGTTTCAGAATCGCAGTCATATTTCGGATTGAGATTTCCGGAAATTATAAATTCCGATACATGGTTATACTTATCAAAGTCGGTCAACCGATACGGTTCTGAATCTCCGCCTCTTGGGGCTGCGTGGCTCCATGGCGTATTAATCACGCTGTCAAGCGAGGAAGAGGAAGGTATGTGTAATCCATATTGTGCTTCATTGAATTCGCTTTCATAAAGTTCATTGAACATCGGCACTCTTACCGGTTTGTACTTCGCCCACATATTAATCTTCTCGCTCTTGCACAGTGTACCCAAGTCATAGCTTGAAACGCCTAAAACAGTACGCACATCTTCTATGCTTACTGGTGCTGTAATCTTTCCTCCGCTATTTGACATATCACAAGTATTTAGTTCTAAGAGAACTTGGTGGCTTGCATTTGTGAATAATTATGTTTATCTTTGTGTAAAAGTTTAATCTACAACGCATTATATAGAATGATATGAAAAAGGATGTGAGAGTTGTTAACGGCTTCAATGCTGCCACGGGTAGCTCAAAGCCATGTTTCTTACCAAGTTCTCTTAGAACTAAATAGTTTATTTATGCCAATATCAAGTGGGAAAATCGTAGCACCCGTCAGTATTGATGATGTCCGCACAGCATTGGGTGTATCAAGTTATGATTTAGGTTATTTGTGCAAGAATACTCATGGTAAAACAAATATGTGGGCAAAGTATAAGCCCGTAATATACCCATCAGAAAATATTAATCTTACAAACTCAAATTGGTGGAAAAGTAGTAATGGGAATTGTGGTATTGATACAAGCGGTGCGCAGGCTGGTACTTATAAGGATATAGTAAGTAAAATGACCTCTGACGGTTCAAATGGATATAAGTATTCACCGCCACAAGGAGGAAGCAATGCACCTTTCCGGCTTCTTGACTTTGAAGGGTATATGCCGGAAGCAATGGCGCCAATTCACTCGTTTACAGTTCCAAAGCAAGTAGATAATCTAAGTGGCAGCACCTTTTTTGCCACAGTAGCTTATAATCCATCGTCTTCAATGGGAGAAAGCCTATCGTTAAGTGATATAGGTGGATTGGTATGGCAGGGTGTGGCTTATACATTAGGGGATATGTACTTTGGTGTATATATGGTTCAGAAAGGAGGAACAAGGTCGCAACGACTGACTGCTGACAGTCCGGGGACAATGCTAGTACAAGTGCCTACAAATGGATTACCAGTGAACACATATAATGTCTATCCGTTCTTGTCTACTGTAAAACTTGGCATACTGGACGCGGATAAGGCTGCTGGCTATTTCACTTTGCCAAATACCAAGGTTGCCGAGATACAAGTAGTAAGTACCACATATAATATCATCATCAATGCTGGTATTGGAATGATTGCAACTGCATTGACTGTGACTGTTCAAGTCAAGAACCCGACAAGTTCAAGCAAGACCTTTACTAATAATTGGCTGTGGGTTCGCTTCGCTAAAAATGACTTGTTTGACCCACAAATGGTTGGCGAGACAAAATTAAACTTGGGAACATTTACTGTTGCTGCTGGTGAAACATACACAGTTATCAGAAAGAGATTTGATATAGAAGCAGACGAATCCTATAAGGTCTGGGTTACACTTGATTCATCAAGATATACAGATTCGGCAGTGCCTCTACGACCAATTACACCACAATAGAAAAGGGGAACTTTCCAAGCTCCCCAAACCTCTAAATAAACTATGTAATATGCAACAAATACTATTCTCCTACAAGAATCTCCTGCAAGTCCATGATGGTACTTACATTGAAGTCGTTGGAAGCGATGTACTTTCCGAAAGCATCCTCACTCAACTTGTCATAGGTGAGTTCGTTCTCCTTGTCGCCCTCTTCTTTCATCAGCTTCTCAATGGTATTGTTGAAGTTTTGGAAATACTCATTGAGTTCCTTGCGCTCCTCAAAGGAGTATTCAACTTCCTTTCCTTGTGACTGCATTTCCTGCCAGTGTTGGGCTTTCTTCTGCATCTCTTCCATTTTATCGTCTTTCAGCTTCTCGTGTGTCAGCTTGACAAACTCCTCATAGCCTTCACTGATTGGCTTAATGGCTCTCAATGCTTTAATAACTTTAAACTTGTCAGCATCCTCCATCTTAGTGAGTTTGCTGTCGTTCATTGTTTTATAAACGCTTACAATTTTAGATGTTTTCATTATTATGTTGTTTTAAAATGTTTCTACTAAAAAGCATCTATCTTCACAGACCGATGCCGTCTACTAACACTATCAAATATGAGATTAAACAAATCAATGGCAATTATATACATCACTTTGTATATGAGTGTCATTAATAATATCTTTCCTTTTCTTCACTCCATACAAACTGATGGTCGCAATGCTTGCATTTAGAATTGACACCACGAGGAAGGTCAATTTCTTTCCCGCAGTTGGGGCATACAGCATTATATGGAGGATAAACTTGGATAAAGTGTCGGTTGAACTTAGCAACTCCGTCCTCTCCGGAATCTCCGAACTTATCCACATATATTTTGATAGCGTTGAGCAAGTCCTTTGCGTCGGCTGCATCAATATCCTTGTATTTCTCTTTCAAGAACTTCGCTAATATCTTTCTTAGGTCTTCTGCGTTGAAGTCAATGTCTTCAAGCTGCAAGGCAGTGTCTTTGATATTCCTATCGTGCTCTGCCGTAAGAAACCTTATAGTTTCTTTAATATCTGTTCGTTCAAGATAGTCTGTAACCTCCAAGCTGCATCTTTCACGGAACTTAGGTATTTGTTCTTCGGTTTTCTTTTCATACTCTTTCCCTCTGATAGTAACCATATAGGATTGTATCTCATTGATACCGATGGCTACCATCATGGAAAAAGAGAAGTCAAGAGGAGAGAGGTTATCTACCCCTCTTGATTTCATCAAGCTCTTTGTCTGCTCGTAATTAACCATTATTTCAACGCTTCTGCTTTGATGTCTTCAATTACAGAATCAATAAGGTCACAAGCATCTACTTCGATTTCCTTTGAGCCGTTGTAGCTTCTGTTTACTTGTCCCCCATCGGATTCAGAGTAAAAGAAGTTGCCGTACTGTCCGGTAGTAGAGTTTACACTACCATTGAATGAATCAATCAATGATTGTGAGTTGATTGTAGCGTCACCTTCCAATGTGATAGTGCCAGTTGTGTTAGACACATGATAGGAAAGTCGCTTGTTGGTAAAAGTTGTTCCAGCCATTTCGTTTTATATTTTAAGTTTAGACTTCACTACAAAAGTAGATAAAATCTGTGAAAGTTCCAAAAAACCTTCCTGCTTTCACAAGCAAGAAGGGCATAAGAATATTAAAATCACTCTTAATGAAAAATTGAAAATCAATCTAAACTATCTTCACAGACGGTATTTTTAAGTAGTCAAATTCGACCACTTTAGAATTTTATTGTACAAAATATATCATCGGCAATTTCTTTGAACCTATTAGCTAAAGACTTTAATATCTTTTCTTTGATTATATCTGAATCTTCAAAAGGTTCTTTAAAAATTGAGTAGCCTTTTGAGTAGTACCTTCTTTACCTTCAAGTTCGATACGCATCATAATGGCGTAGTTTGCAAGGTCAGTCAGCGTATCAGACACCGATTCATAATTAGGCTTCTCATTACTATTAAGCAATGACTTCAATCGGTTAAACTTATCTTCCATGCGAACAATGCCAGCTATATTGCCATGTTCTTTGATTGACTTGCCGAATGAATCGCCATAATCTTTGTTCTTGTTTTCGTAGAGCGTTGCCATTTCAGCAACTATTTCTTTAAATCTTTCTATCTTACTCATGTTGTTAGTTTAATTACCACCAAAATATTCCTCCCCAAATCGCGTAAAAAATGATTAGAGAGAATAACCATAAAACGCTCATAAAGCCAGCTATAAAAGGATTTCCATAATCGCTAATTTTGTATAGCCAGTATATAAATGCCATGCCTATTACGACCGCAACAATGTTACTCCACGTTATCATTCTTCATTTCGGGCGTTTATATCCAAGCTTACACTTGGACAACTTGACGTTTCATCGAGCCGCTACTTCTTAGGGAGCTTGTGCTCCGGTCGTCCATATTGGGTTCTCACCGTCCAATCCACGATACGCCATCGGTTGGGTTAATACTATTTTAAATCACTCTGCGTAGCTTGGTTTTCGCTACATTGGCTTTTTTTATAAAAAGCTAAGTGTCACTCCTCATTTCGTTTAAGGCTTCTCCTTCATCAACCTCTCTTTTAGGAATGGCAATGGATTGTTTGAACTCGCCACCGTTATCCTTAATCAGAATCTCAATCTTGTTCATTGCCTCACGTTCGATGTTGTAGATTTGTTCCTTCAAATCTTTTACCTTTTCTTCATCAAGCGTTGTTTCAAGAGAAAGATAGCGGATAGTTTCGATATACTTCTGATAAAATTCGTTGCGAGAAATATCGGAAGGTGCTGGCATGAGCATGGTATTACTTTTTGCCAAGTATGAGAAGTACATACACATTACATTGGTGACTTGCAATGTATCTCCTCCAACGGCAAAGGCTGGCTCGGAAAGCGTATAAATCCATCGCTCTGTATGCTGCAATACCTTAACAATCTCTTCCGGCATTTCGTCAGCATGTTCCATCAGTTGAGAGAAGCTGAAACCTTGTACATTCCCATTCTTGTCCTTAACTTCTCCAAATTCTTTGTTTGCTTCGATGCACTCACAGAATGTTCTAAGCCACAGATAAGGATTAGAATAACCGCCACTTACTACATTGGTAAATACGTTTCTATGGAAGTTGGTAGACACAACTGAGTAATCGTCGGTAACTGCAATAGAAATTCCTCTATCGTCCAGTCTGCAATACATGTGTCCTTTGGTCTTTGGCACGAATACATAGGAAGTACCTATGAGTTTTACAAGCTGTGCCTTGCTCATTTTACTAATATCCATCATATCATTTTTGGTTATTTATTTTTCTTTTTTTCGTCCTCGTAAACTAAATACAATTTAGCTTTGACAGCTTCGTCAGATTTCAGAGAGTGGGCGTTTCTTATTCTCTTACTTTTAAGGAATGCAAGAGCTTCTTCCCGGTTGCTGATGAATGGATATATCCACTCCGGAAGTTTCTCCTCCTCAACTTCGACGTCTTCCATGATAGCTTCTTGACGTTCTTCCAGCAACTCTTCCATTGCCATTTTATTGGCTTCGTCCAAGTCCATACTTTCAATGTCAGCTTCCACAAAGTCGGGAACTGGATAGCATTCAAGAATTTCTGTAAATGTCGCCAAGCAGAAATCTTTAACGACTTTGACAGCTTCGTCCTTCTCTTTATTGTACCGACAAATTGCATAGTTTTCTGTTCCGTCAATCCGTCTTACAAGGCAAACTCCTTTGTTGAATTCGGAAACCTTGTCCCAAGTTTTTTTAGGAAGTGACGGAATTTGAAGCGTTGCGAGGCAATCGTCTAAGTAGTTCTTTTTCTCCATTGATTTTCTGTTTTAAGATGAAGCAAAGGTATGCTAAATTTTGGAAAGTTCCAAAAAATAAGGGAGAGAAATTAATCCCTCCCTACAAGAAAATTAGAAATGTCACTTTCGCAAGCTAAAGAATAGGGTTTAAAATGCTGTTATTATGAACCAAAAGTTTGTAGCACAAATGTAGCAGTGAACTACCCACGAACTAAAGATTCGTGGGCTTCCGACTTCACAGAGGAATGCCCTTTCAAAAGATTAGGTCTTCTATCCTCTCCATCGGTGTAATCGACAGTCCCTGCCGATATATTATTTAATCCTAATTTTAGGATATTGATAGCAGCATTTACATCTCTATTATGATGTGTACCGCAAGATGGGCAACCCCATTCTCTTACTTTCAAGTCTTTTATTTCGCTATTACGATAGCCACAAACATTACAAAGCTGAGAGGATGGAAAAAACCTATCAATCTTAACTACATTTCTACCATTCCAATTAGCCTTATATGTTAGCATAGTGACGAATGTCCCCCAACTTGCATCAGTAATTGATTTAGCAAGTTTATGGTTTCGTACCATACCTTTCACATTAAGGTCTTCAATACAAATGGTGTCGTAGTTAGAGATTAGAGAGTGAGAACACTTATGCAAGTAGTCCATACGGCAATTAGAAATCTTCTCATAGAGTTTAGCAGCTTTGAGCCTTTGGTTTTCGTACTCATTACTACCTTTCTTTTTTCTTGAGAGGTGTCTCTGTGCTACTGCAAGTTTCTTCTCATATCTCTTTGTGTATCTATTATTCTTGAATACTTCACCATCAGATGTTATCAGTAGGTCTTTCAAACCTAAATCTACACCAACTGCTTTATTAGCAGGTGCAAGTTCTTGATAATCCTCTATTGTGAATACTGATACAAAATACTTTCCTGTTGGAGTTTTAGTTAGACTAACTTTGCCCATCTTACCTTTGATTTCTCTATGCAGACGGATAGTTATACCACTCTTGAATTTAGGTAGCCACAATTTACTATTTTCAATAGTTGCAAATTGGGGTACGGTAAATGTATTCTTACCTTTCTTTGAGTGATAGTTAGGGAACTTCGCTCTCTTTTGGAAGAAATTAGTGTATGCAGTTTCAAGATTACGCAAAGCAAATTGAAGTGTTTGAGAGTTTACTTCTTTAAGCCAAGCGGTTTCTTCTTTTTTCTTTAATTCAGTTAAAGCCTTTGCCTGAGCATAGTAGTTATCACTCTCTCCTTCCTCTTTATATTGCTCTTGCCTTTGATTAAGGAAATAGTTATAGACAAAGCGAGTACAGCCGAAGTGCTTCGCCAACAATTCCATTTGGGAAGCATTTGGATATATCCTAAATCTGTATGTTCTATTTATCGTCTTAATCATAGTGCAAATATACATATAAGTATTTACAAAAACAAGAAATGTTTTGTAAAAGTGAAATATTTTCGTTAATTTTGTAGTATGAGGAGTGATTATGAGCATAGTAACCGACACAAATATTACTTGAAGTGTCATTTGATATTCTGCATTAAGTACAGAAAGAAGTTGCTCGTAGGCAAATTCAATGATACTATCAAATGTATTTTAAAGGGTATCGCAGAAAAGTCTGATTTTGATATTGAAATAATGGAGTCAGACAAAGACCACATCCATTTTCTCATCAACTATCCACAGAACATATCAGTAACATCTATTGTTAGAAAACTCAAGCAAGAGAGTACGATATTCGCTTGGAAACTCTTTGAGAGTAAGTTGAGAAAAGAGTTTTGGGTTGAACGCACATTATGGAGTGATGGATATTTCTGTTGCTCAATAGGAGAAGCAAGTCCAGAAACAATTAGGAAATATATTGAACAACAAGGTTAGTGCCTTACATCCCATAGGCTAAAGACCTATGGGTTTTCGGCACCTGTATATAAACTTTAGTTATTCAAAATATAAATCGGGATTTTCTACAGATTTTGTATCACCATTGCTTTTTGAAACCGGAGATATGTTGTTCAGAGAATACAGATTGATTGTCTGTATGTGGATATTGGTTAACTGAACCTTATCGCCATGTTTGGTTTCTTCCAGCTTGTTGTATATCTTCCCAGTAAGTTCAACTAAGTTGCCTACATTGAAGTTGTCGAGAATGTATCGTGTCATTGTTCCTTTTGCAAGGCATACATGATAATCTATCCTATCAGCTACCTTATAGCCTTTTTGGGTAGTAAAACCCTTTTCGCAAGTTTTGAGTTTCACCATTACCCCATAACTACCGACTTCTCTAATGTCAGTAATCCATCCTACAAGTATAGCCTTATTCATCTATATTAGACCATTCAGAAGTTTCCAACAGAGCTTCAACCATTTGATTGTCAAGAAGTGGATAGGGATAGACTATCGGTTCTCCTTCTTCTGATAATGGTTCAACTTGTGGTACAAGTTCATTATATATTCCCTCATGCAAAAGAGCTTTTGTTTCGTCTACATTCTTTCTTCTGACTTCCCAATCCTTGTCGAATTGTTTCAAGTCTTCTACGGGTATTTCAAGCCAATTCATTTTTACCTCCTTCCCAATAATTTTCAAGCTTTACTTTCTCCTCTTCAACCTCTTCGGGTGTCAGCGACTTGTTATAGAGGGCAAAATAATAGATGGCACAATTTAAGAATTCATACGATGCTCCAGTAGTAGTTACCAAAGCGCATCCTAAAGATAATTGGTTTGTGTCCTCTGCTGTACCTCGATTTATGGTCGTACCATTATAAGAGAATGATGTTTGGTAAGAAACGCTATCCTGTGCAAGAGGAATACTATTGCTCGCTCCGTAGTTTAATAAGTAATTATTAGTATTAATAGATTGCCTTTCAAATGTAAAAGCTCCATTCCACATAGAACCATTAGTCCTTTTAGATGCAACAGCAGAATTATTCTTGATACTGACTATTTCTCTCCTGCATATCACTGTATAATCGTCAAGAATAGGAAGTCCAGTACATATACCGTAATCATCCACTCCATCGAACACAAGTGCACCCTCATAGGCAGATGGCAGTTGGGTGATGGTGATATTACAAGTACCAACTACAGATGCAGCAAACCCGGTATATTTCTTGTAGGATATTGGCAGGTTATTGATACCATTCTTAAGATAGGTGTATGTTCCGGTACCGTCTTCGGCATAAGATACATATCTTAACTTAATATCATCCGTTATGCCTTCCACCTTTATTTGACACGCTTCTATTGTTCCGTCTGCATTTGTTTGCAAAAACTTTCCGTCTGCCACCAATATTTCCGTCAGATGAATAGAAGAATCGGTGTTGGTGAAATTAGCGTTTGCTGTAGTTTTTACAAAACCATTCCAGTTTACAGCATACTTTCCAAACCCGCTATTCAGAGCATAGGCGAAGTTCTTTAGTTGGAGTTTATTCTTCTTTACTCCAACTATTTGAGTAGGCTTGTCGCTATTGGAAAGCCCACTCATAAACCACGCATCAACTAAAGAAGGATTGAATGGGTGCTTAACTCCTCCCCCTCCCTTAGTTGATGTATGGCTCATTAGTTTACCAACATTTACTAACATAGGCTATGAATTTGTTTGAATGTCAGAACCCATGATATTGAGTTTTCCTTCTACAACAGAAAGAGTGCCATCGTAGACATAAAAGTATTCGACACTGCCAGCAGGCATATAAATAGCTGCTAAAACTGGTCGTTCGTGATTAGGGTCTAAGAACGGCATATTGAAGGTAGTATCTTCATAAGCTGCAAATCGGTAAAGTCCCTCTCCTAATTTGAGAGTTTGTCCTTGCTCCACATTATATGCAGTGTCTATAACTACTGCTTGCATGTGGTTATTGTTCTTGTCTCTTGCTATTTCCATATTGTTGAATATTAATTGATTAAACCTTACGTAAAGATACAAATTTAGAAATTACCCCCCCCCATAATTAACTGAAATTAACTATTGTGTTCAACATATCCATTTTCTACACACCAACATAGCATTTCATAGGCTATTTCAAGTAGATTATTCCCCCTAATCAACTTCAATACATCATAGCATCGTCCGGCTTCTGGGGAATATATTTGTGCTTTGTCCGTAAGGATAAATCCGTTTTTATCCCTTGCGGCAGTATAGAAGAAAGAGAGAAATCCATATCTCCATTCTCCCGTATCAATGTCCTTTCCTCTAAATTTTATTTTTCTTACCATAACATTATTTTTTAAGTCTTGCCACAAAGTCCTCCAAATACATAGTCTGATTGATACCGTGTACTTCGTAAAAGATGTCTGCTATCGTTTGCTTTGCCGCTTCAATAGCCTTTTCTTCGGTTACTCTAACTGCCAGTTCGTAGTCTTGAACGGCTCTAAAACTTACACTCTCTTCATCTTTCCTCTGAGATGGTAAACAGTATATATTATCACATTCTTTCTGATAAAAGAAACATTTTCTACAAGGGGAATCAAGCACATTTACTACTTCTAAGGTTACTCCTTCATACTCAAATCTTTCACCTATTTTTTTATCTTCAAACATATTGTACCTCCTAATCTTTATAAGTAAATTCTACTGAATTAATTTGCTCCTCGGAAAGAGTGACCTTGTGCTTATCAAGCCACTTCACAATCTTTTTATGTATTCTGTCGTTCTCGGCTTCTGTTATAAAACCATTCAGATACAGAAAGCTTCTGCAAATACAAGCAATAGCTGCCAATCTTCTGTTTTTCATATTAGTTCCTCCTTAATCATTGTGATAAAAATATCGCACACATCGTTGCATAACTCCATTAGTCGTTTACTTTTGACTTCATCATCCAATGAATCTTGTAAGCCATGATGGGTATGGCTCAATCTGCTATATGAGAAAGATTCACTTTCTATGTTTACCAAAGTATCGTCTCCGTTAAGGAAGCAATCGGGAATATCAATGAATATTTTCATATTATTTGTTTTTTAGTTCTTCACTCAACAACAAAGTATCTATTTTGGAATAAAGTCCTTTGTCTTTAAATTTACGTATTCTCTTGAAAAGATTACCAGTCAGACAGAATCGGTATGACTTACCTACAATATTTGGTATTTCTTCACGTTTAACCCGATTATCTTCACACATTGAGGCAAGCATATCGACCTGCTGTCTGGTGGCTACACAAGTACCTGACTTGTTCTTATCTATGGTAGTAACTACAAATTCTTCCAACCCTACTTCCTTTGCAGCCGGGAGAAGTCTTTTTAGATACTTCCTGCACATCTTCTGTAGCATAGGCTATTTGTCTGCTGATTTATAATCCCAGCCATTTAGTTCATAGCATCGCTTACGGACAACTTCTCTATCCCAATGCTCAAATATCTTAGTCCCTCCCATGCCGTCCTTTTCTCGCTCATATAAAGCCCACTCTCTTCCTCTTGGTTCATAGTAATACTTTGGTTGACTATTTGCCAAGTCCTTGTATTCTTGCTCCGTCATATCAATAATCAAATATAGGCATTAGAAGAGCTTCGGATAGAGATAACTCTTTGTCGTAAAATGTAATCTTAATTCCTTTGCTATCACCTTTAGGAAAATGAAATCTTATGCCTCTCCTTGCATTCAAAGCATCGGCTATCAATTCAATGTTAAGTGGGTCAATAAGTACCTTTTCCGCAAATCCCGGTTTGAATTGACTTATAACTTCGTTATAATTGGGATATTTCATGTCTCCAGCAAACTTATACTTTATGTCCCAATCGTCATATATAGCGTGGAAACCATCTTCTTCAATCTCAATAATAGTATGCTTGATGATTTCCTTAAAGTTCTTTGCACTAATTAGTTTACCTTCCAGTAATTCCTTCTCTTCTTCGCTAAAGTTGCAAATCTCATTTAGGCAAGCTTTAATTAATATCTTTCCGTTGGAGGCAATTGCATATCCATCTTTGAAATATATGCAATTCATTACTGGTCTAAGAAAGTCATTTGCACAAGCTAAATGCAGCTTTATCCCCTTGTTGAAATTGTGTCTAATCTTCTTCATATCATTTGGTCTTTTAGTATTATAGCATCCACTTTGGAGTAGATACCTTTGTCTTTAAATTTACGTATTCTCTTGAAAATCTTTTGTTCGTTACACTTCCGGTATGACATACCAAGTAAGTCGGGAATTTCCTCCCTCTTTATTCTATCATCGCCACATAGAGAAGCCAGCATATTGACTTGTTCTACTGTGGCTGTGCATCGTCCATTTTCGTTTTCGGCAATAGTCCTTTCGACAAATTTATCAAGACCGATATCTCTCGCTTTCCGGTACAACTTTTTTAGATACTTTCTGCAAAGCTGCTGTAGTTTATTATGGTAACTCATAATAGCTTCTTTATAATATCTCCATTATATGAGTTTTTAGTTAGTTCTATAAATTCATATATAGTATAAGCATCCTTATCAATGTCTATACCCTTATTGATACAGAATGACAACCTTCCTTGCTTGCACGAACCGGTTAGCACATGATGCCAATAAAATAATTCTTTAGCCGATACCTTTTTAGTAAAGTCTGGAAAATGCTTTTTAAAAGCTTCTATCCTTTCCTCCTCGGTTGAATCGTCATACAATTTTTCTTGAAGCGAAGCAAACGCATCGTGCAATGTTTCTCCATGAGCGAATTTCCCATTCTCTTTGGCAACAAATGTTTCAGTCAATGTAAAGTCATCGTTCAATATATATCCTTTAGCTACATTGTCATGAATATGCTTGATAATTGTAGGAATGCCATCGATTATATATACTTTGTCCCCATTGAATGTTTTAATTCCATCGCCATCGCCATCGCCATCGCCAGAGCCATCGCCATAGCCAGAGCCATAGCCAGAGCCAGAGCCATAGCCATAGCCATAGCCATCGCCAGAGCCAGAGCCATCGCCAGAGCCATCGCCATAGCCAGAGCCATAGCCAGAGCCATAGCCAGAGCCAGAGCCATAGCCATAGCCATAGCCATAGCCATCGCCAGAGCCATAGCCATCGCCAGAGCTAAGAAATAGCTTTATCTGTTCTTCCATACTGACACCTCCTCAATGGATTTTATTGCTTCGTCTGTACAAGGTATTATTTCAATAACCCCTAAAATTGAAATTATCGGCACGGCCAATGTGAATTTACAATCATTAGGGCGTTTTGTCCCTTCTGCTGCCAATTGGCTGATAGATACAGCCCCATACCAACACCACAATCTTCGGCAGTCTGTCAATGTAACTTCACTACCATTCTTTTCTTTCAACGTACCGAAAAACACACCGGCTCTGTCTGCTCTAATAATTACTTTTTTACCAATAAAATTGCTCATATCATTATAATTGGGTTTTATAAAGCCGCCCAGGGCTATAGTACATATTATTTGTGGGGCAGCAACCTAATGCTGTCCCGATTTAATGTTTCTAAAGAATTGCTGAATGCCTAAGAATAGGATAACGAGAATGACTGCTATGTTAGTGTAGTAGATAGTCAGAAACGCGGAATTCGATGTGAATATTGTATCTAAATACTCACGTTGTATTAATACTGCAAATATGTAAAGTACGCCTAATAAGTATCTCCAACAAAAGCGTAATGCAATACCAAGAATTAATAGAAAGATGTTAAGAGTAATAGTGATTTTGATAATCCGTGTCAGAAAGAAAGCAACGGGAGTATAGAAATAGTAGTTACCATCTTTACCCAAATATACATCACCGTTATAAAATGCTGATAACTTATCAACATAATCACATAGTAATATAAGACAAAGGAAATACACTGCATACTTAGTAAGTACAACAAGAGCTTTCCTACATTTAGGAGCAAGTAACCATATATAACTATTCAAATCCATATCATTCTTTTACTTTAGCTTTAACGACAATCGTATCTGATTTTGTTTTAGTCTTAGTTGTATCGGGCTTAATAATTCTTACCCTTATATCACCAACATTAGTATCATCTCTACGAGGAGCTTTATGTATCTTAGGATTTCTAATAACTGGCATCTTTCTCTTCGTAGTGTCAGACGGAATACTATCGTTCTTCGTCTTCACATTCACTTTTATCTTCACCATCTTCTACTTTTATTAAGTGACCTTTTTTATTTCCATAGGCAAAGTGACGGGCTTCGACCTTATTATTAGCTATCATATAATAGACAGCCGAAGTAGTCTTGCCAATTCTCCTTGCGTATTCTTTTACACTTATCCACTTTTCCATAATGGTTCTTACTTTTGTCCCGTACTACCATATCCGTTAGCTCCTCTATCGGTATCAGAAAGCTCTTCCACTTCCTCCCATTCGATTGGCAAGGTAATACCTATCTTAGCTTGGATTATTCTATCTCCTACCTCGTACTTTGGCATAGTAGGCATAACATGATAAAATACTGCTGACATCTCACCACGGTAAAGTTCATCAATAGTTCCCTCACAGTTGGATAAGACCATACCAGTTTGCCATACGCTGCTTCTTGGGCGACAATCAAGTGACAAATGAAAAGGTAATTTAGATAAATCTATAAGTGTATCCTCCTCAATGTCTTTCAATATAGTTTCCCAGCCTCTTTCCATTTCTATTGCAATGCCTAATCCATACTTATAAACGTTAGGTGCAATTTCCTCGCATGAAGTAGCGTATAAGTCCCAGCAAAAGTCGGATGGATATTTTTTGAATGGTGAAGGTACTGATTTATCCAGCTTCTTAAATTTTATCTTCATTGTAAATTTGGTTTTGATTACAGTGACAAAAGTAGCTGAAATTTTGGAAAGTTCCAAAAAAATAGAGTTCAAAATTTTGTTAAAAGAAAGAGAGAAAGCACAATTGTACTCTCCCTCCTTCACGAGATTAAAAGCTACAAATTAACTATATCCACATAGTTAGATTCAACAACTCTTTCGATTCTCCAATCAGCCATAGAAGCGGACATGGCTTCTTTGACAGTGTTTGTTGCCTCTTCTGTTGTATCAGCTTCAACAATCAACATACACGGTGTTTTCTTCTCGTCACCATCGTCATTCAGAGTAATGTAGTTGAGCTTTACCATAAACAGCTTCTTGTCCTCCTTGTCCTTATCTCCCAAAAATTCTTGGAAGTTCGTCCGTCCAACCGCAAGAACTGAAAACTCTTCTGCTTGGTAGATAGACAGTTCTTCATTCATCAGCTTTTCGCATTCTGTGCAACTCATAGCGTTTACAAGATACTTTTCTGTTACTCTCTTTTGCTTGCCTCTTTTGTTGATTTTCACGTAAGAAACTTTTGCTTCCATTAATTGTACTAACATGATTAATTGTTTTAATTGATTAAAAACTAAAGTTATTTATACCTATCCATCCGACTACTTTGAATCGGCAGATAGTGCTTATGATTTTGTTGTCATATTCCGGTGAATACGTGAACCAACGACCCAATAGATATTCCCCATGAAAAATCATCTTATTTTCGCATAGGAATAGAACTTCTTCGCCTTCTTTCGGTAAATACTGCTCTATTTTCGTAAATTCGATTTTATTTTCCATAACTAACTTGGATAAAAGGTATAACAATTCTGAAAGTTCAGTTTTACCAAATCTATGCTTCTCTCCTTGTACCAATTAGGAACATAATTGCAGATGGCGAACTCTTTTTCTTTCTTTTCATATATATCTTCTAAGAATTGCTTAGTAGTCATTCTGTAGAAATCACAGTTAGGTGCTTTAAATACTTCTTTGCCATCTATTTCTTCTGGATTGACAGCAATAAATTTTGCATGGTCTTGAAATAAATAGCATTGTGGATTATAGGCACAACCAAAATCATAGACAGTATATTCTTTAGGTATGATTTTTGATAGATAGTAATATGTTTCCATAAAGCCTATAAAATCTGTTCCTATAGCACAATACTCCTGCTTGAAAACCCTATCTTTTTCTTCCTTTGGAATAAGAGATAGTACATAGTTTGTGATTTCTTGTTCGTTCATATCAAAAAGGTAATTCCTGCAATTCGCTACCAAACGGTAATTGATTGCTCATATTGTCATATATGTCTTGTAAGTCAGAAACATCAGATTCGGGTGTCGGTTCAAATGTCAACTGTGCTGGCTGCTCCTGCCAGCCATAGACAATGTTTTCCGATATTTCGTTCTTAAGTCTACGGGATTCGACCTCATAGTACATGCCTACTAATAAGTCTATCACTCCCATGCTTCGGTTCTTGCAGACCTCAATTACAGAGTTATACTTTAGATATGGCAGAACTTTGTCCTTGCCGAAGAACTCCCCTGCCCTCTGCTCGAAGTCTTTTCCTATTCGATGTATGATGAATACAGAATCAGCCAAGTTAGTTAAATCTGCTGTGCCGGATATGCTTTCTTTTCGTAGAAATATACCTTCTTTTCTTGGATGGCATACTAACAGCACATGCACATTCTTAGCTTTAGCATATTCTTTTAAGTCATTGATGAACTTAGTTTGCTGGGTATATTTATCACCTTCATAGTTGTCAATCTGCAATGCCATCAAGTTATCAAGAACAATAAGCTGTACACCTTCTTTGTCTACAAGCTCTTTTACATCAGCAAACAGTTGTTGCCATTTACTTCCATAATTATTGTTATAAAGGAATAGTTTGCCTTCTAACCAATTACTTATCTGATTGGAAATATTTTTAGGAGCATAGTAGTAGTTTTCAAAGCCCTCCCTTTTGCATACATAATTTTTACCAGCAGCGATTTGATTTATCCAGCTTTGAAATCTAAAGTCTTGCAATTCTCCCGACCATATTCCTACTTTATATCCTCTTTGTATAGCATTCAGAGCAACACAATCTATCCAACTACTTTTTCCCGCACCAGAGCCGCCAGACAATACAGTTACATCTCCAAGCAACAGTCCAATGATTTTTTTGTCAAGTTCTTTATATCCCGTAGGAATTGAAGCCATCTTACTCATATCCACATACTGAACATCAGTCATAGCCAGCCACTTCTTTCCCTTTGCAGAATCCTCCTTCTTTGGTGCAAACGGTTCTTTCTTTTGGGAAGAGTAGTATTGCATCTTATGCTCGTGCCTTTGATATTCCCTGTGGCCGTAAGCATCTGGTTCAAACTTCAACCGAAAATCCTTCCATGTATATTGAGAACAACTTGAATGCAGACATTTAAAGCCAAGTCCTCCATTAGACATCTCAAAGATTGCTGAATCCGGAGCACGGTGTGAGCTATTGAAGGGGCATTCGTCAAGTATATATTTTGTAAATGATGATGTCCTTACAATATTTCTCACTGCAATGTGGTGTTTATTTAGAAATGCTTCTAAGTCAAACTTCTCATTACTGTAGTAGTTACTCTTGCTCGGTTGTTCCGGTTTCGGGAGCATAGCCGCAACTTTAGCAAAGTATTCGTTTGGAGTTATTTTTACATCATCCGGTATTCTTAGTATCTTACTTTCCCTCTGAGGACGTTTCTTAGTGTTGCTACCCTTTCTACTAAATGTTCCGTAAAGTTTACAAATTCTACTACTGTTAAAAGTTGTACAATCTATTTCCACATTTGGATTAGAGAATAGCATATCAAGAACTTGCAGGAACTCTTTACAGATTGTAGTGTTCTCATTGTTGTTCTTCATAGCTATTTTGTACAGTAAATGGAAACCATTACCACTATCACATATTACTGGCTTTTCAAAGCCTTCATCCCGTAGGAACTTGAATACATTGTTGACTACTTCTTTTGCCATCTCCTTTTCTTCATCAGTTGAATTTGTGTCTGATGGCTTTTTAGTATCTATGTCTATCAATATCCAATCTCTTCCAACAATGTCATTGTCAGAAGTAGTTGACTTAGGTTTGGTAACAATCCTATCATGCTGCTCTCTGTAATAACATGCAGGATTGATAGCGTTCAATGTGAAGTAGATGTTACAGTTATCGTACTTCCTAATTTCGTTGAGCAGGGTATCAACATCAGTAAAATAGCCGGAATATGTTCGTTTATAAGCATTGTCTACTATACGAACTTCGACCAACTCTTCACCCGATTTGAAGGTATCATACCATTGTCTAATAGTTATTTCATTCATGGCAGTTCCTCCCTTAATTTATCCAATAGTTCTTGGGCGCAGGCTCTTGCATAATCAATACTATCAGTGACAATATCGTTTGCTTTAAATGTCTTTATCGTAATCCATCCATGCCAAGTATTCATTTGTACATCAAAGATGTTCTTATAAATGCCATAGTTTTCAATTCTATATTTTCTCATATCGTTATTGTTTAAAGTGTTCAATCAGTTCGTCTACGGTAGCTTTGTGATAATTGTCAATCTCAAAATCATTAGGCATCCCATAGAAATCCATTCCAGACAAACCTCCATCAGAGCCATCCCGGTATATACCCAAATCGCCCTTACCATTAGTGAATAATTGATTGTTGTCTGTATCATCCTTTAATGCAGCTATAGCCAGAAAAAGTTCCTCATTCGTTCCGCAATCAACCCTTCCTTTCTTGGTAACAGTATCTACATTGTATATCACCCCATATAAATTCCCATAAGACGTTATGATTGCCCTTCCTTCTTCAATACTTTTATGACTTCCCTTGCCGTCATAATTATGTGCATCTAAAGTTGTATCACCAGAATTAAGTAGTTTATATCTCAACTCTTCCAGCTTCTTTCTAAGCTCTGGCGTATTCTTTCGTATAAAGCACGGTGTTGTAAATCCCATAGTTATTATCCTTTTAAAGAATTATTAAGCATATCTTCACAATGCAACTTATAAGCATAGGCAAACATTTTCAAAGTATTAGGCTCAAGGTGAAAATCCGCCTGTTTCCCTTCTATAATAACAGAAACACATAATTGTCCATCACAAAAGTCAATATATGCTTCACCACCTCCATCTCCTTTAATGGAAAGTGTTTGTGTCTGTACGCTATTCATTATTCTCCTCCTTTAATCTTTTAATTAGTGCATCAGCGCAATTAACCGCATATTTAGCGATTGCATCAGAATTACCCCCACAGTCATCTGCTATAACGGCCTTAATAATATCTTTCGCCAGTTCGTATCTACGCTGTTCCCAATCAATAGCTGAATTCCCAAGATTTAAAAAATCAAGTTCGCACTCTCTGAAAACCATATTATCACATACATATAGGTTATCTCCGCTATATTGTGCATTCATGTTTGTTTTCGGAATTACATCTATTAAAACTCCGGTTTCTTTTACTCTTGCTTTCATACCTTATTGTATTTTTCGTCACATTCTTCACAATGTAGTTTATAGGCGTATGCCAATGCTTTTAGGGTAATGGGTTCAATGGTGAAATCGTACTGATTATCTCCATATACGATAGATACGGCTAAATCCCTATCTACAAAATTAATGTATGCTATTGCATCATTATCTCCTTTTATTTGAATCGTTTGAGTTTCCATATCAATGTTTCTTTTTAAGTTTTAGAAATAACATTACCCTATCCCATAAAACTATATAGCCATCCCAATAATCCCCAAAGCTGAAATAGTACCAACTCATTTGTATATACCATATTGGTAAATAGACAATGAATATGGCGAGCCATAAAGGGATTAATAGCCATCGAAGTATTAGTCTTATTTTACTCATGTTTCAATCTCCTTTCTCTTTCATTCGTTATTTTCTATAACAAGCCAATCATCTACTGCCATTAATTCTGGGTCTTCTCCAAACCTAATAATATCATCTTTATCTGCCATATAACCCAAAGTGCATGTTGAAGCAAGGCATTTTCCTTGGAATTTAACTCCAAAAGCTTCACGATTCTTATTCAAAATAAATCTTCCCTTTTTCAAAAACTTCTTGGCAAGCCTACGGTTACATTTTATGTTTCTTTTAGTAAGTCTTATTGCCACAATTCTATAAGCTTTATGCCAGTCAATTATATCTCCGTTATAAATATATTCTCCATCGTCACAATCCTTATGATTGCATCCATAACCACCATTTACTGATGTATCAGATGTAAAAAAGCCGCAACGTGAACATAGATTATCAATGTGAATTAGTTCTTCCATAAAATTTCTATTTTAATCGTTGTAATACATCTTTGTTCGCTTCGAGGATTTCGTCGAAGGAGGGGATAGGCATGTAGGCAATAGGTTTCCATAATGTGGGTATACTACTCATTGAAGAGTAAATCGGGCTATCTTTGTATGTATCATAGATATAACCATCCATACAAAACCATACCCCATTGCAGTATGAGCCATTAAATATTGCACCATGCTTGCACATGATAATGATATTCTCATTTTCTTCCGGCAACTGTTCCTTAACGCTTATCCACGGTGATTGCTTCGACTGCCATTCGGCACCAGAAATAAAGTCAACAATGCAGTATGGTTCACAATGAAGCTGCCTGTTTCTGCAATCATTGGAATATTTTTTTGCCGCTTCTTCTACTGTCTGTTTCATAATCATCTGGTTATAGTAGTTCTTTTATTAAATAAAACCATAAGTATCAATGCAAAGGCGACTTTCAATAACCGCTTTTTACCAACAATTACAATATTGTCTTTAGTTATTCCGCTATCAGTCGTTATGCTGTACCATTTCCTATATGGTGGTAAGCACCTATAAATATGAATTTTAGAAATTGTATATTTCATAATTACCTCCTATTATTCATAAACCTATTCATCCAGTCTACAGCCTCTTCTATTGATTCAACGTATCTGTATTCTCTTGTTACACAACGTTGCATATATTCAAAACATATTCTTCCGTAATCGTCAAAATAGATGTTATACGCTCCGTAGTCATTTGCTCCAGTACATGGAATCCCAATCTCCAAAGCTTTTTGAACGTCTTCTGCATTGCAAGACATATAAGCATGAACTACATCACTACAATATACTCCTTCTAATCCTCTTAATTCTACTATTCGTTCCATATCATTACTTGTTTGTTTCTAAATGTCCGTTTTCAATCACCCAACACAACATCTGATAGGCTGCATTCATAATATCCGGACTATACTTCGTGCTTAGAATAGTACGGGTGTAAGAATCCATGTACACGAAATACCACAAGTCAGCAGCAGGATATATATGCAGCATACATATATTGATAGAGGGCGGTAACCTCTGTATGATGTCCTGCAAGGTATAAGTAGGAAGTGTTTCATACGACATAAACCCGCAAGTTTGAAACTCCTTCTGTAAACTCAAAAACCATTTACCTTTCGATTTATCATCAATACGGCTTCCATGTGATACCCTTTTCCAGTACATACTTGCATCACCCGTATCTAATCCAAGCTCCTGCAAGTGCTTCATTTGTTCTATTGATAATACTTGTTTTGATTTCATAATTCGTAAGATAAAATTACAACCGTTAATGCAATGAAAATGATTACTACTATCAAGGCGATAGATAGACATCCCTTTTCGTATTCTTCATCTTCCGATGGTGTGTTTTCGTTATACCAATCTAATGGATGTTTTAATTTCATTTCTCACTCCTTTCTTTCTCCTTTTTAGCTTTATCACAAGACAACTTCTTCATTACATACGGACAATCGCAATTCCCGTATCTTTCGTTATACCAACAACAATAGTCACACTGGTGCATTATTTACCCTCCTCCACTTTTTCAAAGTAAACATAGTTTTTATCTTTTCTTTCATAAGCGGCGCATTTAGGGCCGCCACATGTTACATTACCCTCTTTAAAAAAGAAACACTTTCTACATTCTCCCCAAGGCGACATTTTTCTAACCTTCAATTTGATACCATTATACTCAAAAACTTCTCCGATTTGTCTTTCTTCCTTCATAATCATATAAATAATGCGATTATTAAAACAATAGTTGTAACGAAAAATATCAATGCAAGACATTTCCATATTTTTGCAGTAGCCTCCAAACCGTGTTTCCGCTTGTCAAACTCGCTTAACGCATAATTCAAAGCCTCGTCTTTCAGTCCTTTAAACTTATCATTCAAAGCCTCGGTTATATCGTCTGCGATAGCATACTTTACCTTTTCTGATACGGATTCCGGATATCCTCTTTCCTCATAGTTCAATTCACTCAACAAGTCATGATGAAATATATAAGGTATTCCGTTCACTTCGTAGGAAAGTTTGATACCGCTTTCTTTGACATATTCCAAAAAACGCTTTTCCACCATTGCTTCTATTTCGCTGTCTATCATTTCAGCCTTTTTCTTTATCCGGTAAAACTCCTTTTCGTCTACAATGAGAATCTGGTTTTCCGGCTTCATTATATGTATATCCATTACTTGTTAACCATCCATTCGTATTCTTCCAGCCATTGGCGATAGTATTTTGCCTTCTTTGCATCTGCCATATTCTTTATCTCGGAATAGCAATCGTAAAAGAATAATTTACTTATAAAATCACGGTTGTAATGTAATGCACTACTACCATCTCCACCACTCAAAAAGGCATACCTGTTTTCCCATCCCGGGTCACGACCTATGTATTTATAGGTGTAAAGTTCTCCATTCTCAGTTATTTGTGCAAGCTTGTCCCCAAACTGCAACTTATCAAATTCTGCTTTCTGTATCATAACTTTGCTGGTTTATTGGTGAATACTATGTCTTTATCAAATTTGGCACATTGCACATAATCTCTTCCGCTTATTGCCATATATGGAACTTCTTTCTTTGGTTCGTAATGGGCAAAATGTTCTGGAAACCATTTTGAATCAATCCTATCTCGCATCATAACTAATTCTCCGATTTCAAACTGCGGTTCGGGCTTTGGTTCGTTGTAAATTCCCCAATCGGTAGCAAGGATATTAGATACATATTCAGCTATTATATTTTCACCATTACTATTTTCAATTATTGTAAAAGAATTGAAAGCCATAACTCTATATAATCCATCTTCCCAATCTTCCCTTCTCACTTTATACCCTTGCTTCATCGCTTCAAGGGCTTCGCTAAATGTCATATTCTCTGTTTTCATAATTATTTCCGATTATTGTTATACTTTGCGTACTTGTATTTACGCTTCTTGTTATACTTCTGCTTTCGCACTAATGCGCATGGCTTTGGTCTATCATTACATTTGCAATAGTTGCCATACAGCGTTGATTTTACATAGAACTTGCATGTGGAGCATTGCATGTTGTTTATTCCTCCTCTTTTCCTACTTTTACTTTGCCACGATTGATAAACATAGGTGTTTCCTTTATTGATTCAGACTGTAAGCCAACCCAACAAATACACGATGGTTCAAATTCATTTTCACATAAATGAAGAAGGGAACATTGCTTACAATCTTTACTTTTGCTCTCCCGCAATTCATGCAGCACTCCATCTATTATTATTCCGTTCTTTACTTGCATATCACCTTAAATTTAGCTTTATACTACTTGTATTTTTCGATTTTCTCGTCCAACTCCTGCAATCTCTTATCTATGTAGGAAGAATTGGAATTTTCGCCCTCTATAATATTAGAATCCTTGCCATATCCCATATCGGGTAGCTGGTTGAGGAAAGTAGAGAAGTTTTTCAGCCATCCTCCTTCGTCAGTCTGTTGTTTAACATAGGATTTAATGGTAAATTCAAGTTCATCCTTTGATATGTTTTTCAACAATGACTTGATTTTCTCCTTATCCTTACGACATTTACCCGTTGACCTTCCTCTATTCGGGCATTTAGTTGGGTATAAATCATACAAGTAATCAATATCGCTGTTAACGTTATTACTTTTTTTAGAACATTTTTTAACGCCATTATTATATTCTAATAAGGGATTGACATTGGCATGCTCTGCATTGTCTTCCGCTTTCTTAGATAATATGATAATATTATCTTCTTTAATTGTATTATTACTTGTATTAAGTATGTTGTCGTAAAGTGCAAGGCAGGGTTGCTCTAAAGTGCAAGGCTGAATTGTTTTTAACTGCAAGGCTGATTTGACATACCTTCTTCTGCCATCAAATGCTGTTTTAATGACATATCCCTTTTTAATCAATGATGAAAGAATTTTATTTGCTGTTGTTTCACTCACATTCAAAAGATTGGCAATATATTCATTGCTAATAAAACAGTCTTTATCCTTGGTAGTAAAGCTGTCTATCTCCAACAACAATATACGTTCATTCCAAGAAAGATTTTTATCTTCCCAAATTTCAATTGGAATCCAAATTCCTTTAGTTTGTCTTTCCATAACTTCAATGTTTAATGATATACCTTCTAAATGAAATGGTGGCGAAGTCCGAAGGTATGGAAAAGAGACTTGTCAACTGGTAGCTACTCCAGCCTATCGCCACCACAAATATAAGAATGTTTTTCAATAAATACAAAAAGCACCGAGAAAACTCCCAGTGCTTTAAGCTTTGCTATACACTGGCAGGCTGCACGATTGCAGGTAAGATGTGCCAATGTAAGCTATATGTTGAATAGCTATTGAATCCTAAATATCGTTTATCACCGAGCATCTTACCTCTCGATTGCAATGCAAAGAACGCTGTTATTTTTGAAACTTCCAAAAAACAAGTCAAACTATTAACAATTATTATAAAGCCGACTTGTAAACTGAATACAATTCTTTCAGTTTTGCTATTCTTTTGCCTAACTTTATATCCTCATAGCCTTGGTTTGTATAAATCCTAATTGCTGCTAATTCTTTGTCTTCAAATATACCCAAATCCCCAACGAGCCACATTTCTAAAATATATTCACTCCCTAAATTATTGGATGTTGCATGTATATCCTCTGACATAATATACTGAGAATTATAAAATGTGTATGGATTCCCTTCTACATCAAGAAAAATAACTTTGTTCCCTTTGTCCATAGATATAATACCACTACATTCCCAATAAAGGCGTAAAAACTCGTCATCGCCATTTTTATAAAAGGAAGCATATAGTATTCCCGGATATTTATTGACTAACGGTCTTGACGTCTCGACAACATGAGCTTTTGTAAACTTATCAATCTCATTTTTTCTGATTTTTTGTGCATTTACTGAACACATAACACTGCATAAAGCAATCAATGTTACTACTACTGTTTTCATTGTCTTATCATTTTTTCGATTATTGTTCTCAGTTCCTTTTCCCAATCCTTGTTCCCGTGCATAGGATAACTTAGCTGATGCCAACTGTGGTAGTCAAATAGCTTCATCCGGCACGGGTAGTAATCAAACAGTTTCTTCTCATTGTGGAATACTCTGATGTGCTTTCCCTCATACTCTCCGATATTACTCGATGGTAATTATATACATGTTTACACTTGTATCTATTTGTTAATAAATTTCTTAACTGGGTTATACCCAAACCCTCTATAGGGTGGCATTGCTGCATCCCCTTTTACTTTTCTCATGATGTTGTAGGCTCCGTTTATATCTGCATTGAGTAAAATCCCGTTCTTTGTTCTGAAAAGACCTCTTTTTACTCTCTTTCCAACATAACTATCATGATGTTTTATCTCCTCTAAATCTAAAGAACTGCATTTCGACGTGTGAGATTCGTTTATTTCAACAAATCTTAGTCCTTGTCTTTCAGATTTATACCTTAACATTGATATGAACGTCTCAAACGGAATTGAAACAAAATTCTGATTGTTTCTTTTACTCATATTCACTTCCTGTTTCCATCCGTCATTATGTCCCACTATCAATGTCGTTATGTTGTCTTCCAGGCACATGCCTACAATTTCCTTGCTTGCCTTATGCAAATAATCCTTGACCTTATTGTTTCTCTTTCTTGTAAGGTTCATTAACCGTCTCGAATTTTCCTTTCCATTTGTTTTCTTTAATTGTGATTGAACTTTAGCTTTTTTCTTGTTATAATACTGATTGACAGACTTTAATTTCTTTCCATCTATCAAAACAGCCTTATTGCTCGTATTCGTTACAATAGAAGCAAAGTTGTTAACCCCCAAATCAATAGACATATATCTATTGTTATCTGGTAACTGTTCCTTTACCTCCGATTCATACACCAATTCTATTACATAACAGTCTGCTTTCGGAACAAATCTGACTTGCTTAACCGTTCCTTCCTTACATCTGGTTTTCAATGGTTGCAAACCTTCTTTCTTTGGAAAGTAAATATATTCTCCTCTATGCTTAAATTGTGCATAAGAATAAGAAAATATATTTCTTCCTTTTGTTTTATGCTTGTATTTCGGGAATTTAGGACATCCAGTAAATTTCTTGTTATCCCTTTTCCATGCTTTAATGGCTGAAAAATAAGATTTCAGATTTCTATCCAAAGCCATAAGTATTTGCTGGGAAGAAGAACCGCTCATAGCCCTAAAATCAACATTGTTTTCTGCAACCATCTTTTTGTTAAGCTCCACAGACCTTATCCATTTCCCGGAAACAAGAAATTCTTGCTTTATGATATACAAAGCCGCGTTATACAAGTTCTTAGATAAGAAACAAATCCGGTCTAAATCCTTGTACCTCTTGTCATTGACTGTTATTATATGTTGCTCCGTTAAATACATATCGCAAATATAAATAGAATATTTTAAATTTCCTATTTATTTATATAATTTTTAGTGCAAAGTTCTATATAGTTACCTCAAATATTTATTATTGCTACTGTTAATGCTATGAAGATTATTGCTATTATTGCAGCACTTGTCAAGCATCCTTTTTCGTATTCATCCTCATTTTGAGGAGTATTTTCATTATACCAATCCAATATATGTTTCATACCTCAACTTTTACATAGTTATTCTCCTTTCAGCTTTTTAACCAATACATCAGCCATACTTACGCTCATGTCAGCTATGGCTATTATTGATTTGTTCTCATATTGTGGATTATTTAAAAGTGTTTGCATTGTTGCTATTGCAGCATTTATCCTAACCTCTTCCCAATCACGCCCCTTTGCTTCTCTCTTCACTTCATCAAGAAGAATAAGTTCATCACCTAAGAACGACTGTTTCCCGTCCTCTGTTACGTAAATGTTGGTATATTCCCCAGCCTTTATTACGTCAATTGTTTCTTTGGTTGCTATTAATATTGCTTTCATCTCTTTATAGTTTTAGTTTACAAGTCACTGCCTGCTATTACTGTTTCATTTGACAAGTCAGCCCGTTCTATTACTGATACAATTTTAGAATCTCTATAGGAACGGAAATGACTTTTTACTACACGATACCTTAATTTGACCCTATCCCCAACTTTTGGTGCAGTTGTCATATTGAAAGCACCGCTTATCATTTCAAAACCATGCCATTTATTCAGATACGAAAAATTTTCATTTGCCGCCAGTTCTTCGGAATCTATTTTAAATTTCCAATAGGCAAACCTATTATATCGCTTCATAACCTCAACTACAGTACCTTCCCAATAATAATATTTCGGCTTTTCTCTAATCGCTTTCATACGCGCGATATTTGACCTTCTTTTTAGTTCAGCTTTAGTTGTTCATTGGAGTAGTCGGAAAGCCCTAATTCGTCTTGCATGGAATGGATTACAACGTCTACTATAGCATCCTTCCTATTGGCAAATACAGAAAGTAGTTTTTCCCTTACTTCTTCTTTACTCTCAAAGACAATTTCGTCTATCTGCATCTTTACATTAAAGACGTTACCCTTTTGTGTTATTAGGGCAATTTGAAGTATTCTCATATTATTTTAATTGATTAGCATATGCTCCTTCTTCACAATTTTCTATACGTGATTGGCATTCAGATATCACTTCCCTTAAAATATCCGCGCATTCCTTGTCAGAATTGCCTTGTAACAGATTATCTATATATACCATGATATTATTTACTTCCATAACTTTTGCTTTTTATAGGTTATTATATTCTTTATATTTAGAAATTGAATTGAACGTAGCTTGTACGCGGCTACTAATATACTGATAAAAATTAGCATTCGTAAAGTCAATGCCGATAAACAATTTGTTGTTGTTTCTATTGGCTTCCTGCATGAGTTCCTTTATTTCCGCTTTGTGACACTGGGTGAGAACAAAACTTGTACGGTATTTAGTCCAATTCAAAAAGAACAGTTCTTCATCTGTAGAATTTTCATTCAGCATAGGTATTACTTTTCGTAGTATTCTACAAAAACAAGCGAACTCAGCACTTTCTACTACTTTTCTGTTTCGCGTTCTTGCACTTGCTATACTTGCTTGCTTCTTACTTTCTTCGTCAATTCGATAATTGCTATTAGCTGTGCCAGATAATATGCCACGTGCCTTGTTCGCTGCTAAAGCCTCCTTTGTTCGTTTGCTAATTAGTTCGCGTTCGTACTGCGCCACGGATGCAAAGATACCTAATATCATAGTGTTGACTACTGGAAGGTCACAAAAGTATATTTCTATGCCCGTATTTACTACATGAAAAACGAACTCGGCATCTCTTGAAAGCCTATCGAGCTTAGCCACTACAAGGGTGCAACTATTAGCTTTGCAATACTCTATAGCTTTCCACAACTCCACACGGGAACAGTCTTTTCCCGAAGCCACATCTACAAACTTACCACAAATAATTCCACCTTTGCTATTAATATAGTCTATACAAGTCTTTTCTTGGGCTGACAACCCTAAACCGCTATCACCTTGTTTATTCGTTGATACACGAAGGTAGTAAACATATTTATCCATCTTATTACTAACTGATTATTATTATTACAGACAAAGCTATTCCGGCTATAAGCCAACTGATAACATCACTACTATATTTGAAGTTAGGACGTAGTATGATGGCAAATAAAGCCACAATATCCCACACCAATAGTAGAAGCATGAACTTTCCCATTATCTGCCTAATTTAATGAGTTCTCCAGACAACAAACAGCCAATAAATCCGATAATTATTATTAATGCCATAGTTTTTAATATTTAGAAGTTATACAAATTGTTTTTCTATGTAAACACACCCTATTCCCTTGCTCTTGTTAAATTGGCTGTTTTTAAGGTCAATATTAGGCTTTATAAAGTCTTTTATGTTATCCACTAAAGAAATATATTTAGATGCGTTCGCCTTTATTGCAAGGGCTTTATACATTTCTTCACACATAACCATATACTTTTTAAATTGTCCTTTGTTGAAGCGGACAACTATTTTCCCGTGCGTTTCAACAAATTTGTTGTGCCCAACATAAAACCTTCTTTCATCATTGCAATGCACCAATTTATCACCTACGTATAGATACGTTCTTTGTCTCATGCTGTACTTACTATCTACTGATATGCTATTAAAGTAAACCGCTTGTTTCTTTGGAATGCCTACAGACACAATGTTTTCCAGAAGTTCTATGTTTGCTTTTGCCTTCTCAAAGTCTTCTTCAAAATTTTTATAAGTTTTCATACACTACTTTATTGTTATATTATATATATTATATATATTATATATATTACCAAAACAGTTATAACTTTTTGTTATAATGGAAGCTTATGCTCTGATAATATATACGGGTGCTTTAAATTAGTAATACCATGATACAATATTTCGCGCTTTGTTTCTGCCTTATAAATAAACAGATTTCCGTTTCTCACTGCCTTCATTGTATCATTGATATTCAACCCTTGCAGGCTTATAAACTCTTTTAGTTCGGGCTTAAATTTCGTTATTAACTTCATGCTATTACCTAAAAACGTAGTTACACAAATTAGATAACCAACACATTAACTGAATAGCCATCATGAAAATGAACATTCCACACAAAGCGGCTGTAGCTATTACTATTCGTTGCCATATAATGCGATAATCACGCTTTAATATTTTTCCACTAATAAAGCGACCGTTATAAAAATCTGTTATATTCATAATAAAATTCGTTTTTGTAATGATTCTCCAATTTCATACAGTTCTATGCTTGTAACTCCTTGCGTATCTTTTAGGATATTTATCCCGTTTTGGTAGAAATTAAACAGTTTAATCGCGTCAAGAGCTGTACACGGTTGAAGCATAATAATGCGTTCTTTTTCGTTAATCTGTATAAAATAATTCTTTTCCATATTCTTTTTGTTTTAAGTTAGTAATAGTTCTGCCCGTGGAACTCGCACCACTTGCAAGGCGTTGAACCTTTGGCAGATAATTCGGCTTAAAAACTGTCATTTCCTTCATGCAACCCACTACGAGCCACACGGTACCGGGATAATTGCATCTATTAAGCTGTGGAAACCTTGTATAATTGCCACTTGTTACCCGTGTAAATTAATACGGTTAGGCTTTTGCCTTTATTTCTTGCCCAAATTGGTACTACTTTCTCAATTTCCGAAATTGTGGCATCTATTACGGTTGATTCTATTTGAAAAGTATGTTTTACTTCCATATATGTATACTTTATTGGTTAGCATCTTAGTTCGCGGAAAGAAACCGTTTCAAAATCACTCTTTATTATCTCTATTTCGATTTTTGGAACAAAGCGGTTTAACTCTTTGCGAATGTCTTTCATTTCGTCAAATGATACCGTTACAATGTTGCCAGCAACTAACAAGCTACGTAATATATTATCCATCTTTTCGCGTTTCATAATCTTAAAATTTATCTGATTCTTTACTGTCGTTTATAAATTCCCTTATCCTCTCTATATCGGTGCCGCTGATGAACAACACAGCACCGAATAACAACAACATAACGCAGAACATATTACACGCTGCTTTATTCGTTATTAACCGCCTTGTACAATTCATGTGCAAAACGTTTAACCATTCTTTTGCGTTGCGTATAATCGTAGTTATAATATAGTTTTTCCCATCGTTCGCACACTTTGCGCGCTTTTTCGTTACTCGTTCCGAATGGAGCGTAACCAGTGCAGATAGCTATATTATTATATGGTTCCGGCAATTCGTAAATATCATTCGCCCAACCTTCTATACGTTCGGTGTGCCCTACCTTTGTAAGATAGTTTTCTATACTCTGTATTTTGCAATAACCTAATGATATTACATTTTCTTTTCCATAAATGCGATATATTTCCTTTCTTGTTGTCTTCATAACATTGTTATTTTAGTATAGATAAATGATTTTAATGTAGTAGGGGTAATAAGCCCCGTTATTATCAGCCTATTATATAAGGTTCTGACATAGGAATATATTCCATACCGTTGAGCTGGTAGATAGGAAGGAAGTTTCTAAACCAACCGTTCCCGGCATCATAAAACCCTTTGAAAACAAAATCACACGGAGAAGCATTGTTAATTATTTCAAGCTCCCTATATCCGTATACGTTGCTTCCTCCGTTCTTCTTGATGAACTTCTTTAACCAGTTCAAGGCTTGAACGCCTTGTTCCTCTGTCAATGGAATGCCGTAACCATCTCCGACACTTTCCAACCAATCGTAAATAATAACGTCCTTTTGTTCCCTGTTAGAGCGGTTTTTTAACAACTGCAATTGCTGTTTAGTGATTACACCGCGTTCTTTAATCTCTGAAAAGATACTTTCTAAAGTCTTCATAATGCTATAGTTTAAATTGTTAATAATTCAAAGTACAGCGTTATTTTATAAGAGGATAATTTGGAAGTGATAACCCAGACAAGTACCTTTGTTCCTGCTTAGGGGGGGGTACTTGTCTGAGTTATTCCCTTCTTTCGGAGTTGTAAGTATTACCAGTACTTACAGCTCCTTTTTCATATCACAATACAAACAACGCTTGCAAGAACGGCAACCTTACGTTTACCTCTTTCTTACATTACAAAGATACGAATTATATCGTAAACAGCAAAGAAAATAGCAAAATATTTCTATGAAAAACGCATGTTTTATAACACAATAAATACACGCACAAACAGCTTATTTACAATAATTTATAAGTATAACACATCAGCCAAACAACAGTAAATATATAATACCAAAACCAGCAAAAACACACGTACAATACAAATAGACGGCATCTATAACAAGAAACAAAGTATAGATATTATCTATATAGTTACAGCATGAAGAAAAGAACCAAGTAAATAGATTACATCTATAACAAAACATAATTCTATAGGCATTATCTATAACAATTAAAGAGGTGTCTTTGCCTCAAAACCGTGCGATTTCGCACACACCATCCTAACACCACATCGTAAAGTAGTAAACAAATCAAAACTTTATATTATACATATAATATAAAGACAAAACAGCTATATTACAGCATTTTACACGTATATACACCCTCAAACAACACCTCCCCCACCCCTATAATTTGTAATGATATTTGGCGTAGTCACCTCTCCTAAAAATTTTTTGTTTTCCATTTTTCCGAACAATGTAATGATGTTTTACCAACATAAATTGGGGCTATTTTTATGATAATGCACAAGCAAGTTCTTTTTCTATATTATTTTCTAACAAACTGGCAATATTTTATAT